ATGTTTGAAAATTATAATAAAAATAACCAAAAGAATGAATCTGTAAATACAAGAGGAATTCAAATGAAGAATAGATTAGGATTTGAAGCTTCAACATTGGTTGTTCAATATTGGGATGACAAGTTAAATATTATGCTTCATCCTCAATTAAAGAATCCTACAGAAAAACAAGTTTATGATTATGAGCAGAAAATAATGGTTACATTAAGAGTTGATAAAGCTCAATCATTATTAAAAGCTTTAGAATTAATTATAGATAAAGCTATAGAAGAAGATAAAGAAGCATCTGTAGCAATAGTATTAGGAACAGCTAATGCAACAAATGCGATAGTTATAGAAGCTAAGAAAAGAGAAGGAAGTTTAGATGTCATATGTCATGTTTGTAGAGATTTAAATCCACAAAGTAAACTACCAGCTCAAAGATTCTCTTATACATTTATAAAAGATGAAGAGGTGATAGAAGGGTATAATGTACAAACAGGAGAAATAGAAGACATAAAAATATATCAAACTGAATATGAATTATTTAAAGAAGCTTTAAGAGAATTTATAAGAATATCTATGCAAGGTGATGTTCATTCTGATAGATTTAATGATAAATTCTATAGAAATAGTTTAATGGATAAAGTAACAAAAATAGGAAATAAAGTTGGTGCTTTAGATTCAGGTAACTTCACAGGAAGTTATAATAAAGCAACATTCTCAACAGCAAATTATAATAAACCTGAATCAGTTCAAACAACAAGTTTGGATGATTTAAACGATATATTCTAATTATAAAGAATGACGATTAATCGTCATTCTTTTTTTATTAAGGAGTGATAAAAATGGGTGACGTAAACTATTTTGGTACAAGAGACCATTATATGTTCATCACATATAAGGATATGATAAAATTAACTTATCCTGTTTTATTATATGATTTAGTTAGAGAATATTATGATGAACTAAAAGATTTATTAGAATTGGATAAGATTAAAGATTTTGATATTTATAATCTAGAAAGAATTTCAGTAGAACGATTAGATATCAATCCTCTTAAATATATTAAGAAACCTGAATGTTCAGATGAAACTTGTGATCTATTATTAAAAGCGTTTAATGAAGAAATGACGCATATGTATACACATTCAAGATTTAGTGAATTTGGTTCTAAATTAAATACAATATTACCACAAGAGAGAATAAAAGAATTCTATATTTATGTAGAAGAACCTGCAGAGCAAGTAATTATAGATTGTAATGTTTATTTTAAAGAATTTGAGCATAAGATAAAATATCTTACAGGAGATTTTATTAATGCTGTTATGTGTGTACCTAATAGACCAACTTGTTATGTTTTAAATGATATAAATTATGTACATCAATTGATAGAACATAAACTTATAGGATATACGGAAATATTATTAGGTGAATTGGGTTGTAACTACGAATTGGATGAAGATCTTGGTTTGAAATTAAAAGGATTAGATGAAAATATTATTAAAGATAATGTATTTAAAATAGGTGTAACTCCTGTAGTTACATTAAGAAATGAACATTTTACACAGTTAGACCGAAGTGAATTTGATTAGAAATCAACCCCATAACAAATCTATATATAGTATTTTAAATTTTAAGGAGGTAATTGGAATTATGGATAAATCAAAAATAAACATGAATAATAACGTAATTACAGAGGAAGAGTATAGATTAAGAATTAACTTATTATTTGAAGATGTTTCAAATACATTAAGTAAAACTCTTGGACCATATGGAGCAACATCTGTTTTAGATAAAGTCGGAGATGTAATGTTATCTAAAGATGGATGGCAAGTATTGAAAAAATTAGCTTATATGGATGAAGTACAAAATACATTATTAGGTCTTATAGTTAAAATAGCACACCAAGTAGTTATGAGAGTTGGTGATGGTTCTACTACATCAGTAGTTGGAGCTAATCAATTATTAAATCAAATTGATGAAATAGCTAAAAAAACTAATTTAAGACCAAAACAACTTTTAGATACATTAGAAGAAGTTGTTGAAGACATATGTGATAAAATACAAGAGATAGCTGTTCCTATAAATAAAGATGGTGATTTAGAAGAGATATATAAACTAGCATTAGTATCAACTAATGGTGATAGAAGTATTGCAGAAATGATAAGAACCATATATAAAGAAACAGGAAACCCTGCTATAGAGTTTAATAAATCTAAATCAAATGGAACAACATACGAAGTGTTAAAAGGATACAAATTACAATTTATGACATATATTGACAGAATATTCATTAACAATGATAATGGAACTTGTCATGTTAAGAAACCGTTAGTTCTTATGATAAATCATAATCTTGAACAAGATTATTTTGAAAAGATAATACAACCAGCAATGAGAGTTGCAATTAATAGAGGACAAAGATTAGTTGTAATAGCACCTTATTATGATTCATTCTTATTACAAAGATTTGCAAGAGAATTAACTCTTGAGTTTAAAGCAACTAAAACTTCTACAGTTGTATATACAAGAGCATCTTTAATGGATGAGCATAGAACAGATTTATTTAATGATTTCGCTGCTCTTTGTGGTTGTACAATAGTAAATGAAAGTGTTGCATTAGACGTATTAAAAGGCGACATGGAATTTAATGCAGAAGAATATATCGGTGAAGTTGAAGAAATGGATATAGGAGAACAATCTACATTTGCAACTGGATTTAATCATAAAGATGAAGGAATGCTTTCTATATTAGAAAAGGATGCTATATCTAAATATCAAGATTTGCATCAAGCTGCTGAAAATTCTAGTACAATAACAGAAGCATTAGTTAATGCTAAACAAAGAATGTCTAAATTAAAAGGTAATATGGGTATAATCAATGTAGGAGGAAGTACAGAATTAGCAAAACAAGCTAACTATGATTTAGTAGAAGATGCTGTTAAAGCTTGTGAATCTGCTTATTTATTTGGTGTAACTCCTGGACAGACAATTGGTATACAAACAGCAATACAAGAATTAAGACAAGATGAAAGATATATAGATAGTCCTGTAGGATTATTATTCTTAGATGCTATAAGTGTAGCATATAAAAATGTAACTAGAATATTATTAGAAAACAAATTTAAAGAAAAAATACCTCAACATATAATGAATAAATTGTTAAAAGAATCTATAGATGCACAAGCAGTTATAGATATAGAAAGAACTGAAATACAATTTGTTGAATTAATAGGTGTTGATGATATAAGTAAGATAGACGGAAATATATTCCAAAGATTAATTCATAAATTAGAAAAAGTATTAAAAATAAAAGATATAGATGAATTAGTAGCTCCTGAAGCTATAATAAAAGAATTACATTTAGATGATACAATAATAAATAGTTGTAAAACTGATATAGAAGTATTAAGAGCTACAGCTGGAATAGTTGGATTATTATTAAGTAGTAATCAATATGTTGCTGTAAGATTCTAATTAAAAAGAGAATAACACTAGTTGTTATTCTCTTAATTATTTTTCATTTCATGTAGAACATACTTTTAAGTTTTGTTTTATAACATGAAGGGAGGGATAAATATGAAAATCGATGAATTCTTAAAGAATCCAGTAGGTAAAGGGGCTATTATTCCTGGAAGGGATAATATTCTGATGAACTTAGATTATAGACTGGAAGTTCTTCAAAAACATAAAGAAATTACGATGAATATTTATACAACAGAAACTGATGCGTATTATCACTTAATAATACCATCAGAGAATAAAGAACGTGACTGTTCTTATGATATAATTATTAAATTTAAACAAACAGAAAAAAATGATAAATTTGATCAATCGTATAGACAATATCAAATAGAGTTCTTCTCAAATTGTCCTAGTTTTACATATGGGTATGCTTATGTTGCTAACATAAATGGTTATTTAATTAAAGAACTTGCTGATAGATATGAACCAGCAGTTTTAAAATATCCACCAGTTAGTAAAAACCCTGGTTTAACTTTTGGATATGAGAAGTCTATTTATTTTGCGTGTAAATATATAATGGATGATAAAAAAGTATTATTAAAATCATATGTTGACACATACGGACAAAAACTTACACCAGCTATTCTTAAATCTAGAAGACATATGAATGTTATAGAAGAAGAATATAAAAGAGCTGATAAAGTAAGAAGAGCTGAAAAAAGAGCCAATAAAGTTAAAGTTGATAAGAAAACTAAAGAAAGAAAATCTGAAGTATTATCTCAATATAAAGATGGAGTTAAACAAAATGTGAATACAGTTAAAAAAACCAAACCTATAAAGAGCAATAAGAAAATACAACCGATAAAAAAGAAAAAATGACTAGTGTGTAAAAAGGTTATATTTCAATTATATATTATATAAGTGAAGAAATAAAAATAAAATTTAAGGGGTGGTTGCTGTCAATGGTTAATAAAAATAATGTTTTATATGAGAATTGGGTTAACAATCAATCTGAAGACGATAAAGTATTCATATTTGATAATGGTATAATGATGGTAGCATTTGACAGATTGCTACATTTCACATTACCAGATAATATGATAAGCATGTTTACGTTTAAAAGTAAGTATAGAAAACAAACAGGTTTAATAGCAAATCATTTGAACTATTTTGTTAAGTATTACGACCCTGATAAATTATATGTAACTGCATTATTTAAAATTAAAACCATTCTAGATACAAGATCTGGACCTCTAAGCGAGGAGTCGTTTATAAAATTATTATATGATACAATAATAACTAAACCTATATTAGATCAAGTAAATGCATTGGTTGAGTTGAATAATACAAGAAGTATTGAATGCGAAGTTAAAACAGCTAAGTATGGAAAAGAATCTTCATTTACAGATGAACATAATGCAATTTTATATAGAATGTCAATGTGTACAAATTTATTAATACCTTTAATATTGCATTATTCACATAGATTCATGCATACGAATAAAATGTTTATTATCAACAAGTATTATGATCCATTATTTGAGATTTGTGGTAAAGGAGTAAATCTTAAAGAAAAGTTATTCGCATTCATATTAAAAGAAACTAAAGATAGTGAAAAGAGAGATTCACAAATCTGGCATCAAAGAGAATTGATAGGGGATTTCGATCCGATATCATTTGCAGAAACAAGATTACAAAACATTGTAAGTAATATAATACCTAAGCTAGATTATAATGAAAACTCTCATAATATAGCTTTAATAAGATCAACAGTTTCTAGAGATTTTAGAAACTTTACAAAAGAGAAGTATAAATTATTTCCAACAGAGATATCTGATGAGAGAGATAGTGATGATTCATTATCTCAACAAGATAAAATGGAAATGTCTATGCTTAGAAAGGATTTATCAAATGTAGTTATAAGTACAGTTAATAAAGAAACTGTATTAACAAATTTACAACAGATGTTAAAAGTTGAAATATCTGATGAAGAAATTAAGTATTATAAAAAGAATTATAGACCTACAGATTTCCAATTAGAATTAATTAAATTATATTTCGCTAAGTATTTCAATGGATTTAGTGAAATGGAAGCATTATCATCAGAACAATTTGCAAGATTAGTTATTCTGTTGAAGTATAAAATGCAATCACAAGGATATAAGTATTTACAACATATGATAGTTGGAAAAATGATGGATAGGAATACAAACAAAGCAATGAGAAGTCTTAAATTTGTAGATAAGATAGAACAGTCTGATAGATATAAACGCTTAGTAGAAAAGAAATATGCTAAGCTATTAAAACTAAAAGGACCTAGAGTTATATTAGATGTCTTATCAACATTATTAAAAACTAAGTTTGAATTTATAGATTATCATAATCAAGATTTAGAAGGTAAAGTGATAGCTATAGATGAAGATTTAGTTAGTGATGAATTCTTAATGTTCATGGGTAATATATAGGCATAGTGAAAACTATGTCTATATTTTTTCCCAATAAAACAATTCAGTAATACTACAAATAATAAAAGGAGGTTATGTACTATGTACAATAAAAAAAGAATGGGTTTCTAAAGAAGTTATAACCAAAGAAGCTTTAAATAACATAGAAAATGGAATAGCTGATTTAGATGCTAAAATGAATGATGTTGCCACTAAAAAGGAATTGCAAGCTATAGAAAATGATGTAGCTGAAAATAATAATGAACTTAATGATTTAAAAGAGGGGTTAGTTGCAAGCTTAGTAGCTCAAGGACATAAAGTTGATGCGAATTCAAGTTGGAAAGATTTATTTGATATTTTATTATCTGGAAGCGGTTCAGTTCCTGATGTGCCAAATCCTGATGTACCTTCAGGTGATGGAGTGTATTTAGTTAAGGATGGTGAACCACAAAACAATACAGTATTTGCTAAAGCATGTTTACCAATACAATGGACAACTAACAATAGTACATTATACTTTACATTAGGAAAAAGTGGTATGGGTGGTTCTCATACATGGTTTAGTTATGATGGATACGTAAATTTCAATCACTATGATAGAATTGAAATTACATTAAGAACAGAAAAATCCACACAACGTCCTAATCTAATTGTAGCAAGAACCCTTTCGTCAGGTACTTATGGATATATGGCAAATGCCGGTTATGAATATGAAGAACTTACCACAGAAATGGTCATGACAACTACAACAATGACGAAATACACATTCAATATAGATGATATGGTGGGTGATAGAACGTCAAATGCTAGAAACGGATATCTGTTGATTCATATGAATGGCGGAGATAGTACAGAATCTGGAGAAATTTACATTCAAGATATAGTAATTTACCCTAAAGGATCAGAAAATGATGATCCTATAGAAATAGTTATTGATGAAATAACTATAAAAGTTAATGAAACGTATGATGCTACTAAATTATATAACTTACAAGAAGGGTATAATGTTCAATATAAATATTCTGCAATAATAGCTATAGAAGGTGAGCATACTATCGTAGGTAAGGAAGTTGGTACAACTGAGTTAGAAATAATATGTAATGGAATTATTAAGACTGTTACAGTAAATGTTGTTGAACCAACAGGTGGCATAGTATTATTAAGCGATGGTGAGTATTTCAATGATACTGAATTTGGATCATTGTGTGCAACTCCTGCTATCCGTGATCTTATAGATGATAATGGGGCTTTAGTTTACGAATTAAATACAATATATACTACAGCATTTTTCTCTTTTGGAGACACTGATGATCAGTATGTTAACTTTAACAATTACGATGCTGTTGAATTGACTGTATATACGGAAAATAACAATCAAGTACCATATATTCAAGTATGTAGAGCAGGAGGATCAACAAATTCACCTTCTGGTCAATATGGTTATGGAACTACAGTTTATCCAGTTAATATTATGGAACACACTGGTTTCTATGTTAACACTAAAAAAGTACCTACAGTATATACTGTAAATATGGCAGAATTAAGAAAATCGTCAGCTGATATGGGTAGTCTGTTGTTTATAATTGAAAGAGGTGACGAATCAAACACAGCTGATGGTAAAGTTTACATCTCAAAAATAGTAGTTTATCCTGAAGGCACTTATTATACTGAAAGTATAGATGAATAAAAATAAATAGATATAGGACAAATGTCCTATATCTTTATTATATTTTATTTAAAACAAAACAAACAACTAAAAGAGGTGATTTATATGGATAATAAAGAATTTAAAAAAGAATTAATTAATGAAATACTGTTAAATATAAAACCTTCTTATTATAAAAATTATGAACTTAATGTCAGATGTCCATTTTGTGGCGATTCTGTTAAGAATGCTAATTCAGCACATCTTTCAATCAGAATAAATCCTGATGACGACCATCCATTAGTATTCCGTTGTCTTAGATGTAATTCAACAGGTATATTTAATGGAACTACATTAACAATGATAGGTATTTATTCAAATTCAAATTCTGTAAACATTGAGAGATACAATAGATTATCTTGTAAGAAACATGGATTAACATTTAGTAAGAAAGGATTGAATATTAGATTTCCTGAATTAAAGATAACTGATTCAGTTATACAAAAACATAAATACATTGAAAATAGATTGGGAATAAATGTTGATGTTGAGGAACTTCATAAAAAGAAAATAGTTTATGATTTTCTAGGATTATTAAAATATAATCATATAGATAAATTATATGGAAGTGCTGACCATCTTAAAGCATTGCAAACTGATCATGTTGGCTTCTTATCTGCAAGAAATGATTTTATAAACTTTAGAGATATGACGGGAAATCATCAGAGATATTATATTTATAAAATAAAAAGAGATTTAGATACAACAGGTAAATTTTATATAATGCCTAATAAAATAGATCCTTTTAATAATGATATTAAAACTATAAATATAGCAGAGGGTGTATTTGATATATTAGGAGTATATTATCATTTGATGGGTCGATATGATTATAATATGGTATATGCGGCTATAAACGGTTCGGGATATCTTAATGTAATAAAATATATTCTAGAACAGGGATTACTCTGTGATGTTAATGTGAATATATTTTCAGATGCTGATAGACCACCCGATTATTATAAAAATATGATTAATGTATTAAGTCCATTTGTAAATAATATTAGGTTATTCTATAATGAAATAGGAAAAGATTATGGAGTTAAGAAAGATGAAATAAAACTTAAAGAGATCATGATATAGATAGTTTATTCTATCTATATCATGATTAAATAAGTTGATTCCGAGAGAGATGTATATATTTAATTAATTGTAGACCCGTTATTTTTTTATCCAAAACAATTCACTAAGAGAATAACTAAGAAAGGAGTAATTTCAATGGGATTTAAATTTGATGAAAAACTTCTCGTTAATAATAACATATTCAAGTATGAAGATAAACTTAATAGTGCGTTTACAAGATTCTTAGAAACAACACCCACTTATGTTACTTATTATAACATAAATACAATAGAATCTACAGTTGATTTAGGTTTTGCTAATGTTGATAAAATATTAGGTCCTCAATCTCCTCTAAGATTCTCTGAAGTTAAGAATCTACCTATTTATGGTTTAGATGCTATACAATTAGATGTTGATGATGCTGAAGAAGGTTTAACTAGTTCGTATGATGGTGAACTTATTGTTCTTCCAGATACAATAACACCTTATCCAGATGATTTCTTTATACTAGAACACAAAGGTTTTGATTTCTTATTTAGAATAACTGGCGTTAACTATGATACAATAAAATCTAATAATTTCTATAAATTATCGTTCACTGTTAAATATGTTACACCAGAAGATTCTATAAAGATTTTAGAACAAGTTACTGAGAAATATACATGTGTCGTTGGAAATATAGGTACAGAAGATAGATGTATTATAGAAGATGGAGTTTATGAATTACTTCAAAGAATGCAATACCTATATGAAGATATATGTAAACGATATATGACATTCTTTTATAATAAAAAGTATAATGTAATTATGTATTACGATGCTGATGATAATATGGGTATATATGATAGATATCTTAATGCTTTTATACAGAAACATGGATTATTTTATGATAAAGAAACACACAGAGCTATTTATTTAAATAATGAAGATGAAACATGTTGTTTCCCTTTAGAATATGATAATTCATTATTTAGAACATTTGAATCTAGAAAGAAAATAAAAAGATATCCTTATAATAATTTTAAAATACAAGAAGTTAAAAATATATATTCGGTATTTAGATATTATTCAGCTAAGGTATATTCTGTGAGATACAGAGATGGTAAAGCTGAATACTTCCCTCATCAGATAATAGATTGTATGGTTGAAGGTAGTATACCTGATAAAACTGTAGAAACTGATTTTGAGTATGATGAAGCAGATAGAATGTTAGTTAAATACATGAATGATCAAATAGATACAATTTATAATATAGACTTTGATGAATTGGAAGAGTTCACATACTTCCAACCAACTTGGACGAATATGCTTAAAGTTCCTCTACTGTTGTACACTATGAAAGGCTATTATAAATTATTTGTTAAAAAACAATCATTTAATTAATGTAATTATAAAATATAAAGGAGTGAATATTAATGCTTAATAATCTTAAAAAGATGATAAATGCTGAAGCAGAAAGTGATTTACAAGTAGACTTAATGCTTGAAGCTGTAAACGATTCAATAGCAGATATGTTTATAGAAGATGATGGAGAAATAGAAATGGCTGAAGATGAAATAGTTAGGGTATTAGAAAAAATACCTGCTTATGATGAAGAAGCTGAGATGAATAAAAAACTAGATAGAATAGCTGAAAGTTATATACCTGAAGAAATATAAATTATAAATTGGAGGTAATAATATGATAGTATTATTCAGAAAAAATAATATATTAAGTGCAAGGGTACTAATGGATTTAAGATTACCAATACAATATAAAAATAAAGTATTTAATAAAGGTAAACAAGAATTATACTTAGAACCAGAAGAAGTTCTTCATATATTAGCTAGAAATGGTAATATTCAAATATGGAATGGTAAAAAGTATATTAAACTTCATGTAGGTCAATTCCATGAATTATTACAACGAAAAAATTACTTAATAGAAGAAGTCGTTGTTCCTAAGAAAGTTGAACAACCTAATCCTGTTGTAAAAGAAGAACCTAAAGTAGAAAAAGTTGTAGAAGAACCGAAGGTGGAAGAGGTTGTAGAAGAACAACCAAAACAACAACCTAAAAAAGAAGAAAATAAACAATATGAAAATAAAAAGCAAAGACATAATAACAACAAACAAAATCAAGGTGGTGATAAATAATGAAATTTGTAATATTAAATCATAACAGAATAATTCCAGGATATGGTGTTAAAGGTCCTATATTATCACCTGCTGAATATGATATACATCTTGTATTAAGATGGTTAGCAGCGGGATTAGATGTAAGAGAAGTTATGCCTGATGGAACTTATAGAAAATTAAAACATAACGATGCTAGATTAATGGAAGAGCTTGATAAAAAGATTGAAAGACAAACTCAAGAAAGAGCTGAACTTAAAAAAGCTCAAGAAGAAACTAGAAGATCTAGAATGGGTGGTGGAAATATTAGATTAGTACCTGAAAATAAACCACTTCCCGTAATAAAACCTAGACCTAAAAAAGAAGAACCACCTAAAAAAGAAGAACCTAAGGTGGAAGAGGTTAAAGAAGAACAAGTTGATTTATTTATCGACCAACTAGAAGATCCTGAATAGGATGTGTTTAAATGGGAAAACATAGTTTAAAAGAAATATTAAAAAATAAGAATCGTGTAGTGATATCAACCGAAGAATCATTAGAAGACGTTGAACCTATAGAATGGTCCGATGACGTTATTGAAGGTGATAAAAAGGTTATTGTTACCGATTGTGAAGAAAAAATAAATTAGATATACTCATTAAGAGTATATCTAATTTTTTAATCATATTGTGTAGGGTCAGTCCATATATCTCCTTCTTCCCTACCAACGGAAGTTCTTTTAGTTAATGTATATAAAGTTTGTATAGCTTCATTTTCAGTTTTTCTTACATTTGAAGCATTTATATCAAGTATGTTAGCTTTACTTCTAACTATCTTATCACATTCAGCATTTGCTTCTTGTGAGAATATTCCTTTTATAGACATCTGGTCACCGTCCATTAATATCTATACGATTTTGTAGACGCTACTCTACCAGTGAGTTTCCCCACCAAGGACTATATCATATAGGTTATTCAAAAACCTATCTACCTTTTTCCCAATTCGCTTGAATTAGTACGGCTAAAGCCTAGTCTCTGAACCTTTTACCAATCATAATTTTTTGAAATATGTTTCCATCGTTTTCTTTCATGAATAAATCTAACTATGGTATAGCTTACAGGAAAATCACACATTCTAATAACTTCAGGTCTAGTATACCCTTGACTTAATAATTTACAGATAAAATGACATTGTTCATCATTTATTTTCGACATACCATTTTCAGATCCTGGAGAAATTTTACCCCAATGTTTTGTTATTTCTGCTTTTTTAGTTTCATTAGTACATGAAAATTGATGTTCTAAATTTTCTAATTGTGTACACCATTCAAGATTATTAATATTATTATTTGATCGATCTTTATCTTTATGGTTTATTTGTTCATCGTAATCATGTTTTTCTAGAATCATTTCTGCGACTAATTTATGTATATAATAGATATGTCTGCTATTATCATTATGCTGTAAACCTACAGTGTAATAACCTGCTGTAGTGACACCATATTTTAAATATTTTCCTGTTTTTATATTTTTAACTTTTCCATCAGTAGATATTGTATACATAGGTTTAATATCACCTAATATTATAAGTTTTTCTTCCATATACATCATCACCTTTCACGATTGGTAACTTGGCTGCGGATTGCCCAATCTTAAACCTTTTTACTATACCTAGGGTAATTATTCCTAGCCACTATAATATCACTATTATAGTTTAGTAGTTTAAGCTCTAAGGGTGTTCCCGAACAATTTAAGTAGTTTAAAGACTACAACGTGACCATTTTATAGTCTCCACCTAACTGTTTAAGTAAAACATTTGAAAGTTTTAAAACATCGTAGAAATATGTAGATATTTCAACATTACTCATTGAAAAATCAACTTTAGGATAGTGTTTGAATAATACACCGTTATATATCAATCTTTCTGTTTGAGTAGTTGAAGATATATTTATTTTTGAAGCAAATGAACCTAAATGGTTTGTTATAGGATATCTTGTAAGGAATACATGTTTATCTGCTGCAGCTCTATTAGCAGCTATAAACAATACATCTGTTATAGTCATATCTCTAATTATTTCAGTACCATCTTCTCTTTGTAATTTTATTTTATAATATATTGGATATGGTTGTTCCTGTCTTAATGGTATTTCTATTTTCTTAAATCTATCATCATATGTTCTAGTAAAGTTATCCATCATCTTTTTAAAATAGTCATCACTGTAATAGAAATTGAAATCTAATAAGTCAGCAGTACCTGAAAGTTTCTTATTATATTCCGACAAGTCTTCTATTTTATATCCTAACATTTCATACTGTTCATTAAAGAAATTTCTTAATTCATGTAACATGAATGGGAAGAATAATGTACATATCATTGATACAGGAACTGCACAATGTGTAAAACTAACTATATTATCATCATATCTATTTTGTCTAAATTCAGGTGCTGCTATAACTGCACGAACACCATAATCTATAGTTTTACCTAATAATGATTTTCTTATTAACCCATTTTTCTTTTCTAATTTATGTTTAAAGTAGTCGTATATCTCTACTAGTGTATCTTGAACTTTCCCTTTATTTGCACTAGTCATAAAAGAGAATTCGCTAGTAGCGGCTACCATATTTGCAAATCTTAATAACTTACAATATAAATCAGTTAATTCATTATGAGAAACTTTACCACTATCAACATTTTGGAAGTTAACATCACGGTAAAATGCTGGAATTACTATCCACCTTTTTACAAATAAAACATTTTTTCCGTACGCTTCTATAAGATTAATCCTTTCATTCCTTACGTTTGAATCATTTCTTTTAAACTTTATTTTTTCCCAGTTTTTATATAACCATGCACATCCATTACTTCCATTTTCGTTTTCTACAATTTGACCATCTTCTGTTATTATAAAATTTCTAGTTCCTTTAACAACAGCTTCTATTTTTCTATCTAGTCTTAGTAATATTTTATATATGTATGGATGTATAAAATAATCGTGTAAACTTATGTACGCATAATTTTCTCTTCTTTCTTTTGAAGTCATCCCAAATATTTCCAATGAAAGCATACCATCTGGTGTTGGTACATTTCCAGCTTCGAATAGAATAGGATTCGTAACTTCTTTGCCTTCAAGACCATTTGTGCGTATAAGGCGTTCTACGTCCATCAAATCTATTTTCATAAATCTCTTCCTCACTTTCATAATTATTAGTGACCGATATTTCAATACGATTTTCGGCATTATTGATTTGTACTGAAATCTCACTATCACTATTATTAATCAAGTCTCCAACAGGCTCAATCAAATCTATTATAACCGTTAATGAATCATTACATTCGTCTTGTATTAAATCTATATTATTTATATTATTTTCATCTATCTCTAATATTATATTATATATTTTCGTTATCTTTAAATAATGCTTATCGATAACGTCTAAAAAAGAGTCAGCTAATCCTAGTTGAATTAGCTGATTTATAAAACTATCTATCGGCATCATAAGAATCCTATCCTTTCAAAATATTTGGGATTCTCGGAATCAAATTCAAAAATCAACGCATTATTTTATTTCTCGCTGCCAATCTTTCTTGAGCTTTTAATTCTTCTTCTCTATATTTTTGCTCTTCTTCTATTTCTTTATTTCGTCTTTCAATTCTTGCATCTCTTAATGCAACTAACTCTTTATAAGATAATTCTTCTAACATAAAATATGCACTTGGACCACCAAACAATTCCATTATTTCGTCCATAAACTTAGAGATTCTCTCTATTCTATAGTCGTATTCATTGCTTGTTGGTACTTGTGAAAAAGGATAGTATCTAATTCAACCTCAACAGAATTCACATGATGTTTACATTTCATATTAGGGCAATTTATATCCATTAATCCGAACTTAAATTCAAGTCCTTCAGTTATTTCACCGATTTTTGTACTTAATATACTTATATCTTTAGCATTTAAACTGTATATTAATTTTATAACGTCTTCAGTATCATCTATTTCTAGATATGTTTCACCACCATCATCTGGATTTGGTACAAACATTCTAGCAACAGCAGAAGAAATTATTGTAGCTTGATTATATTTTTCGTCTAATTTATCTATGGCATTTACAGAATCGTATATGAATGAATAAGCATTTTGAACACCTATAGTACATATAAATTCAGAATCAGGTAATTGTATAGATTTTTCTGTATTTAATAAAGATTCTTCAAAACATTTTTTAGCCATTTCTTCTGTATGAGAATTGTCTGCTGTATATTTAACTAAATCAGCTAATTTTTCAGACATTTCTTCAGCTCTTAATAAACTTCTCATTTCATATTTATGTTCTATAGAACTTCTACATAAAGGACATGTTAATGGGAATGTATCTTCATCTGGGAATGTAGCACATAATATACCGTAAACTAATATATCATATTCTAATGAAGCTACATTATTTAAGAACGTATTGAAATCCATTTTTCCTATTGATGTAGATTCTATTTTAGAATGAATTAATGTCCATTTAGAAACTAATGTCATTACATTAACTTGGTCACCACTTATTAATCCCATTAATTCAAATGTAGAACATCCTTTCATAACCATAGTTAATCCAGATATTGGAAGAACTACTGTTGTATTTCTAACAGTATTACGTTTTTGTAATATTCTATCAGCTATACCAGTTTTAGCTTTTTTAGTTTTTATAGATTTAAGTTCTACAGTTTCAACTTCTTTTAATGTTATAGATTTAACTTTTTTCATTTTTTCTCTTTCTTCTTCTGTAAAGTTTATAACTTGACCCATTCCGGTTTTATCTATAACAACAACTGCTTCTCTATATCTTTTTAAGAAATCTTCTTGTTTTTCTGTACCATCATCCATAGACTCTTCTTGAGCAACGTTTTTAGGCTCTTCTACAGATAATGAATCATTGTCATCATAATCATCTAATGCTAGTGATTCATTCATTTCGGCTTCTTTTTTTCTTGCTTCTTCCTCTTCTTTTTTCTTTTGCCAAGCTTCAAATTCAGCTTTGGCTGCAGCAGTTTCTTCTTCTAATTCTTGAAGCGTTTCTTCTATTGAAGCCATTTGTTCAGCAGTTATTATATTACCTGGAGTTCCTCCACCTTTAATACCAGCTCTTCGCATTATTTCTTCTTCTTTCATTAATTGTCCATTATTATTTCCAGAATTTTCAACTTGTGATTCATCAACTTCAGATAATGTCATAACTTTATTAATATCATCTTCTAATTGATTATTGTTAACTTTAATATTATTTTGTGCTAATAAAGATTTTATATCTACTTTTTTATTATTTTCCATTATAATTTCCTCCTATTAATAAAATTCGATTTTTAATTTAACGATCATCGTCGACTAAAAAGTTGAACTCAAGTTCATTAAGTTCATTTCTATAGAATGCATAATAAATATCTTTTTCCACCTGAGAACTTTCGTCCACTAATAAAGGAATTTTAATTATCATAACATCTCTATTATAATCATCAATCATTATAGTAACGACGATGTCATCTTCTGATAAGTAGGATAATAGTTCCATACAGTTACTTGCAACTAACCCCTTAATCATTTCTGGGCTCACTCTATTCTGCATATCAGCTTGTATATATTGACCTATATTAACTCCTATTTCTGGCATACTTGGCATATTACCAGGTTTCATTAATAAGATGTTCAATATATAATTTACAAGTGAATCGGTTTCATTATATATCTTACTCTTCTGAAAATGATCTTTACCTATTCCTATATCCCTTGGTAAAGCCAAAATAATCATCTCCTTTGCTCATTATTTATTATAATATTGTAATTTTATTTGAATTTTATATACTGTAAAACTACCGTAAAAACAATCTCTTAAGATGAAATTTGAATAAAGAAGAAAGGTGGTATAATAATGTATAGATGTAAGATATGTGGTAAAAAATATACAGAACTTGCTGCTTTATATAATCACATCGAAAGTAAACATAGAGATATGATTCCTAAAGATATGAGTGTACAACAATATTACTATTATATGAAAACTGGTAAGATGAACGGTAACTGTGTAATGTGTAAAAAGCCTACTAGTTGGAATCATAATACTGGAAAATATAATAGATTTTGTGGCGATGAAAAATGTAAAGAAGAATATGTTAAAATAATGAAAAGTAGAATGGTTGCTAAATACGGAAAAACGCATCTACTTAATGACCCAAATAAACAAAGAGAGATGTTAGCAAATAGAAGTATTTCAGGAGTTTATAAATGGTCTGATGGGAAACATGAAACTACTTATACAGGAAGTTATGAATTAGATTTCCTAAAAACATTAGACGGTTTCTTTGATTGGGACCCAACAGATATCTCAATGCCATCTCCACATACATATACTTATAAATATGAAGGAGAAGATAAATTTTATATACCTGACGTATTTATACATTCGTTAGATTTAGAAATAGAAATAAAAGATGGTGGAGATAATCCAAATAATCACTATAAAATACAAGCTGTTGATAAACATAAAGAAGCTTTAAAAGATGAAGTAATGTGTTCACAAAAAGCTTTTCATTATATAAAAATAACTAATAAAAACTATGAGAATTTCTTTAGTTTCTTAAAAGAAATTAAAAGAGAATTTGAAAAATATGAGGATGAAAAGAAAATACCTAGAATATTTAAAATAGAAGATATTAAAGGAACTAATGTAAAACCTGTAAAAGAATCAGTTGAAGTAGTTGAAGAAGGTAATGAATTAATAGATGATATACAAAAAGGACTTGCTAAATTTGATAATTTTACTAAAGTTAAATATAGTGAAAGAGACATGTTCTTTTCATTACGATACGATTTAGCAAAAAATAATCCTAAAGAGATGCAAGAATATTTATCTAAACTTATTAATGCTGCACAATTTGAAGATGATTTACATTACGTTAGAAAAATGGCTAGAAAAGCAGACGATCATTATAGATTAAGACTTAAAAAGAATCCAGACTTTAAAGACGAATATGAAAAATATTACGATTGGTTTAAAAATGGAGGAATGGATAAAGATATTAAAAAGAAAAGTAAAAAGGTTATAAAAGAATCTATGGAAATAGTTGAAGAAAATATTTTTGTTTCAACTGACAATATAGAATTACATTTAGATAAATTCGGTCATTCTGAAAATGTTATGTATATAACTGGATTAGGAGGATCTGGTAAAAGTACTATAATATCAAAATATTGTAAAGAATACGGTGCTAATGCTTTAGAATTTGATGCTATAACTTCAGCATTAATAAAAGGATTAGAAAACTTAAATAGAAATAAAATACATCCAATTATAATAGAATATTTAGAAACACAAAACCCAAATAAACTAGATGGATTCTCAGATCCTAATTTTGTAACTGAATCAGTCAAATTCTTAGATTGGTTTGAAAGTAGAGTTAAAGGTGATAGTAAACTTTATATTATAGAAGGTATGCAATTATTTATATGCTTTGAACCAGAAAGATTTATAGGAAAGCCTATGGTTATAATGGGTACATCTGTAAGTAAGTCTATGTTTAGAAGTATTTGTAGAGTATATAAACGTAGCGAAGGTGATGTTATAAGAACATTCAAATTCTTCTTAAAAACTTTAAAGAGAATACCTATATTCCTTAAAAACGATAGACAGCTAAGCGATATGATAAATGTATTAGATGAATCTTATATAACAGATACTATGGAAGAATCTTCTATAAGTATACCTCAAATGAGTTATTACTTACAAAATCAATATGAAGAAGATATGAAAGATTATCTTAACACATATAAAAAATATTATAACCTCATGTTAAAAGAACAACCTGCAGCAGTTAAACATATTAATGAAGATATTAGAAAATGTTTAATAGTTATAGATGGGTTAGCTGATAAAGGTGTCGAAAACAATTTAGTTCAATTTGCTAAAGATGATTTAGGTGAAATAGTAAAAGCTGCTAAGAAAGGTAAACCTGTTAAAGTTATCGAATCTTCTAAATATATTGAAGAAGGTAGAATAAACGATAATATAGATAAATTCCTTATGTGGTTAGAAAAACCTAAAGAAAAATATAAAGGTGCTAATATAACACTATATCACGCTTCCGTTGATATTGATAGGGTTTATGGTAAAAATAAGTCTATAAACACGTGGAATGTTGGTGATGTTATAGAACCTGCAAGTTTATCTATAGCACCTGGTGCAACTTTATTTTCTAATCCTCGTAATGCTATATATTTCTGGGATAATATAGAATACGCTTATGAATGGGGGTTATATAGAGCTTTAGATGTTATGTTGGATGAATGCGACTATTTAACAAGACATGGTAAATGTATATTAGTAGGGAAAAATGAAGGTATGAGTGATGATGCTGCAGTAAAAACTATGATGAATTTTATAAAAACTGATAAACTATGTAAAAAATTAGGTTTATCTCATTTCTACGTTTATGAAACTGAAGTTAGTATTCATGACTTAGAAATTACTGGTATAAAATCAATACATGAATATACAGTTAGTAAACCTGTAACGATATTAAAAAAACAAAAAATTGAAATAACTGAAGACTTAATTCGTAAACATTGTATGTTTGCAGAGATTGGAAAACAATACAATCGAGTTCGTGATAGAGAATTGGAAAAAATATATTTTAATCGTGTACGTAATCCTATATTATCACCTATTTTAAAAGATGATAAAGACTATTTTAGAGGTAAATTAGCATCTTATTTAGACGATAACTTTGACGATCCTAAAAAAGAATTAAAAGATAATCGTAATAAATATAGACATAAATTGAATACATCTATGTTTAAAATAGATTATTTGGGTATCGATACTAAATTTGAAAGTACTGGTCTTGTTGAAGATATGGTTAATATAGACGATTCAACTAACGATATAAATTCTATAACTGTTCAAGATGATAATGTTAGTATATCTAATGTGGTTGAATGTAAATTAGTTTATAATAATCCTAATAGTAAACAATTATTCTCTCTTACAGATGTTAAGAGTCAGCTTATAATAGAAAATTCATATGTAGTACAAAGAGATAAAGTCGGAACTCATTGTTCTGTAAGCCCTGTGTACACTGATCTAGAAGAAGAAAATGTTTTAGAATTCCAATTAGTTTTAAATGAAGGAGTAGATATTCATACACTAAATAGTAAATTATCAGAAGGTGTAGTTATAGCTAGTCTACATAAATTCGACGATGATAGTTTTAGATTTATCAAAGAATCATGTTTAAAATTATTTGGCGTTTATCCTAAGGAAATAAAAATAAAATAGGAGGTGTTTATATGCAGGAGTTTAATCAAGAAATTTTAGACACTATGAAAAAACAAGTTAAAAACATTAAAAGTGTTTATGAAGTATGTAATTATTGTAAGGAAGGTAATAAGATAGCTAACGAAGAGTATCTTATAAAATATCCAACTCATAAAACTTTACTTTCTTTATTAGAAAGAGCTGTTACTATATTAGAATCAAATATAATTAATGAATATAATGAAAGTATAGTTGAAAATGTACTAAATGATATAGAGTTCTTTATAGGACAAAATGTTTTAACTGAATCTCATGTTAAAAGATTATTGTTAGGTCCTATGACTCTACAAAGTCTTCCTTTATTTAAAAAGAAAACTGAACCTATAAGAGATAAAATAATAGAACTTTACAATTGTGAATCGTCTATTTATTACTATGAATTCGATGAATTTAAAGCAGAGATGCCTTTTAACTATCAACGATTAGAATCTTACATGAGATATAATAAAGTTGGTTATGAGGAAGAACTTATAGACTTTGAATTTAACGGTGACTATGTAAAGGAATCGTATTCGTTCGACATAGATGAAAGAGCTATTGATAATATAAATAGTAAATACGGAACTTTAGAAAGTATTAATATAATAGATAAATTTAGATTAGAACAACATGGAATAACTCCTATAATAGAACATAATAATCAATTTATACATTATGTTAATGGAAGACAATATAACGTATACAAAGTTAAAAATGAATACTACATGATTACTGAAGCTGGTAAAGGCTTTAAATCATATAAAGTTACAGTAAAAGATGAACCTGTGAATATAACATTAGAATCTTTATATGGAAGGAAGTGATTTAAATGGAAAACATATATGATATAATTAGAGAACAGGAAAAAATATTTGATCAAGAATATAAAGCTATACAAGAAGGTCAAAATGAAATATTATTGATAGAAAAGACTGCTGTAGTTACACTAGAAGAATTAGTTTACAATAACCCTGAAAAGAAAAAACTTTCAGTTTTAATGGAGGAAGCAGAAACTAATGAAATAGTTAAAACTCAAAGTCTTGTGGAAAAACTTAAAGAACAAATGCAAAGAGTTATAAACTGGATCATGAACATGTTTAAACATTATGAAAAGTTATTTCAAGAAGGAGCTAATTTTGTTAAGAATAATGATTTAAATGCATGTATGAATAAAATAAAAGCTAAACAAATGGATGTTAATGTTACTTGGCATTCTCAAAAACCACCATTCCAAAGAATGCAAACAACTTGCTTAAGAGGAATAAATTTTGAAAAATTTGTAACTAAACGTATGAGAGGAAATAGTAATGCTGTTGGAGATGCTTCAAATGAACATTTAGCATCAGGTGATAAAACTGAAAATTATTTAGCATCGTTAATGAAAGAATTTAAATTAGATAAAGAAAATTTAGCCGAAACAAAAATAACAGCAATAAATGTTCTTGTTATACATAACGATCTAACAACTTTACCAGAAGCTAATAAGAAATTGAATAATATTAAATCTAAAGTTCAAAAACTTTATAATAATGCTATAAATGAAGTACGTGAACAAGCTAGATCTAACAAAGAAAAGAAAGCCGCTAAAGCTGATAATGAATTAGCATTTATAAACTCACAAATAAAATCTATAAATGAACAAATTAGAGCTTATGCTAAAATAATGACAATGGTATTTAAAGAAGACTATAACATAGCTAAGTTAATCGTTTCTAAAGCAACTGGAAAAGAATTTAAAGATAAGAAGGAGAAGAAGGGAAAATAATCCCTTCTTCTTTTTTAACAACCGTACAACTATATATAATATTTAATCGGAGGTAACATGATGAAAAAATTGAGTTTTGAATTAAAAGTGTTTATAACTCTAATTGTGTTATGTATTGCGGGTATAGTATTTTCTACTATAGCAATAGATAAGCAAATAGATAACTATATAGAAGAATTGAAAACTGAAATAAAAATAGTAAATAATGGAAATGATGAAATTAATATAGACCATGAAAATAATAAGATAGTAATTACAGTAAATCCAATCGAAGAGGAAGAATCTGAGGAAGTAACCGAAATACGTGGAATAGTTATTAGTAATGATGGTTTAAATATTAGACAAAACCCTTCAGTTGAATCTGAACGAATCGGTGTTCTAGAATATGGATCGGAAGTTATAATCCTAGAAGACTGTGGAGATTGGTATAGAATAGATAACGGATATATATTTAAAGATTATGTCATTAGAATTTAATCAGTAATGAAACATTATAGTAAAGTGTAAAAGTCGAATATTTCAATACTATATTATATAGGTGACATAAAATAAATTATCATTAAAGGAGTGTATAATTTTGGCATATGCATCTAATGGATTATCTATAATATTATTTGTTAGTTCTGTGGTATCAATACCTATAGTAATATTAGCATTAATATTATATATAAATCTAAAATAGCAAAAGTGTAAAAAGGTCATATTTCAATACTATATTATATAGGTGAAATAGAATAAAAGTAATAACAAATTTATATGATCCAAAATAAAAAATATATTAAAATTATAGGAGGTATTCATATGAATATGAATAATAATAATGTAGAAAGAAATAATGGAGTTAAAGCTACAATACAAGGTGTTAATGAAAACAGTTACATGCATAAATGTTATCTTGGTAGTTTAGCAAAAGTAACAGGATACGATATAATAGAATTCTTACAAGGATTTATAAAAGGATTAAATGGCGAAGTTGGTATGATATATAGCCAAGATCCTGCAACAGGTGAAGTTCAAGGTATGTTAGCAATACCATATAAAGCTAATAGCCAAAACAGACAACAAACTAATACAAATGGTATGATACCAATACCAGGAATCAACAGTGCAAGAAATGGTAAGATAAATGAACAAGTATTAAAATCTATAGATAGAATAAAAATGCAAGGTTATGGACCAAGCTTATTATATAAAGAAGATGCAATATTATTCAGAATAGATTTCGGTCTATTAATAGCTGAAATGATGAACCCAGCTAAAGGATATGCAGTATCTATAGACGATATAAAAATGAATGGAATGAGTGACGTAGTTTGTGTTGTATCAGTATTCAAATCTAAAAATGCAAACAATGTAAACCGTATGACACGTGTGTTACAAGGACAAAAATTTAATACAAGACCTCAAAATCAACAACAACCACAAAGATATAATGGAAATAGAAGATAACATTAAATAAGGATAGATGATTAATTTCATCTATCCTTATTTTATTTTTTATTGTTCCGTCAAATTAAATTTCAGAGAAACTATCTAATTAATTATCAACCATACAACAACTTCTTAATGCGATAGCAGCATTAAGATACGAAACGAACCTTCTTAAAAGGTGAGTGAAAGAAGTTGTTAAATATTAGAATATGGTTAGGAAGATACGTCCATTTGCATGGACGTATTTTTCTGAGTATATAGAAAATTATATCAATAACAATTAAGTAAATACATAATAATCATCTCCTATAATATATTTTTATATATGGATAACCTTGAGGTTATCCATATATATTTTTATCATTAAATTAACAAATAATTAGTATAATTGAAAGGAGTAATTTTATAATGAATGAAGAAAAAATAAATTTATTAATGGGATTATTTGGAGCTAACGATATGGACGAATTAAAGGCTAGATGTCCTATAAATATAAATAATTGGTTATATAACAATATGGATAACGAAGAGTTTATAGAAATGGTTATATTAATAGATAAACTTGACGATGAAAGAATTTTTAGAGAATTAAAAGAAAGAGGTGAAATATAATGTCTAAAAAAGAATTTAAAAGTGAAGTTATAGAAAGAGTAGCAACTTTAAAAGAAACTAATGGATATACGAAAGAAGTTATCAGAATGATATGGGGAGACAATCCTATAACAATGGACATCAGAATGGTTAATAAATCAAATGATTTTATAGGAAAAGGAATATCTTTATCAGATGAAGAATGTGATAAGTTAGTTGATACGTTATTAGACAGAGGATATGGAAGTATTGATAAAATAAAAGAAGTATTAGTTAAAAATATGAGAAGAACTGATACAGAAATAAAATCATTTGAAGATTGTGAAGAATCTATAGAATGTATTTATACAGATGAAGATGGTTATACAATCGTGGATGTTCCAATGTATGATTAAAGAAGGAGTTGGTAACTTTTGGATACGGATGGTGGTAGGAGGTATATATCAAATATCTTTATAAAAATATTATCTATAATAATATATTTGAATTATATTTTTAATAATGAAGATGTATATTTTATAAGCCATAATAAATTAATAAAACTTATAGAAAAAAGATTAAATGAAGATGGTTATAATATAAAAAGAATAAAGAAAGGAGTGTATAAAATTTATCCAGTGTTATATGGAGAGAGGGATTGATTCATTTGTTTAGAAAATTCAGGATATTCCGAAAAGAGGTGTTTAATGTGACCGAACTCCATTTTAATATGTTTAAAATAAAATATTCTAAATTAGATGAATTATTACAAGATTTTACATTTACAAAAGGTGAAGAAGTTTATATCTATATTAACTTAGAATCTATATTAAAAAAATTATCTTCAACTATAGCAGATAAAGAAAATATAATAAATCCTAAGAAAAGAAATATAGTTTTAACTTCTTGTGTATTTAATCTAATTTCTCATTACAGATATTATTTTCACAAGAAATCTGTATGTAGTAGAATATTTGTCTATGGTCCTGAATCCATAGATGTTAATTATCTTAATAGAGAATATAATAAAGATTATAGAACAAAAGCAGTTATAATGAATACAGAGGAAACAACATCGATAGCAAAAACTTATGAAGATAGTATTAAAATGATAAAAACTATTTTAAACTATATTGAAGGAGTTAACTTTATAACGAGTGGAATAATTGAACCAAGTGTAGTTCCTCTAGTAATAAGTAAATATTTCAGAACTGAGATAAATAAGAATTTCATAATAACTGACGACAGGTACGATTACCAGTATATCAAAGAATATTTTATAATCCTTAAACCTAGATTAGATAATTCACAACTAATAGATATAGGAAATGTTATGGATATATTAAAAGCAAAATGTAAATGTAACAATATTCCTAATCCAGATATCAATTTTCTACCATTTATAATTTCAATGTTAGGAGATAAATATAGAAACATAGATAAAATAAAAGGATTGGGTATTTCTAGAATATATAGTAAAATTCATAATGGATTAGAATCAAATATAATAACAAATGATATAGATAATATAAATAGTTTGGCTTGTTTAGTAAACGAAGAATATCAAAATGATTTTCTGATTAACTATATGACAACTAGTATATTTGAACAGTATAAGAAATTATCAGATGTGGAAGAAAAATATATTTTAAATCAAATTATTGACAAACATGATGGAGGGTATTTAAAAATAATTAATGAAGATTATTTCAATGAATATCCATTAAACATAATTGAAATAAATACAGGAATAAAGAAAAGAAATTTAAAAATAAATTGGAGGTAATAAATTATGAAATCTTTTAATAATATTTTACAAGTATTTGTGGAAAAATTTAACGTGGAAAACTTTGTAGATGAAGCAGGAGTGGATTGGTATAAAGTAGATGATATAAAAAGAGTAATACCAGTTAATATGGAATGGTATAAACATCTATTTACATTTAAAACTTTAGTTGAAGGTGACGATGAATATATATTTATAACTAAAGCTGCATTAATAATATTATTACAAAATACAGAAACTATTTATGGTGAGTATCTGAAGTTGTTAAGTCAACATGATGCTATACAACTAAAACTAGACGCCTTGGAAGCAGAACTAAAAAAAGATCATACGTTTAGATAAACGTAAAATGTAAAATTTCAATGCTATATTATAACATTGAATAAATAAAATAATTGGAGGTAATTATATATGTGTGAAATGTTAAATTGGAAAAGTTATAAGAAAGGTGAAGCTAGTTGTTATAGTTGGAAATTAGAAAGAGTTCAAGCAAAGATAACAGATAGTCATTATATCAATAATTTTGTAGATCATATTATATTCAACAATGTTCCATTATTACACGATTTTGATAAAATCATATTATTTGGAGAAGGAAATCCTATAGCAATATTTCCAAAGAATACAGAAGATCTTAGTGGAATAGTTGGATATTTAGAATCTATTAAAAATACAGATATTCATACAGTAGTTGTATCATTAGGAGAGAATTCAGGAATATTTGTAAATAGTGATTTAATAGATGATGTATTAGGTGAATTAAACGCACATACGAAGATAGAAGTTAGATATATATTATCTGAATAATAGGAGATTCGTCTCCTATTATTTTTTTGTCAAAATACAATCATATATAGGAGGTTGATATAATGATAACTCAAGAGATGCGTGAGAATAAGAACCTTATAAAATATAGGGTTGATAACTTTGACGTTATGTTTGAAAATGGTGATATAGAAAAACTTAATGGCGATATGGTTACTCATCTTTATATAGAAAAAGACTTTGATGAGTTATATTTTCCAATAGTCAATATATCTATAATGATGCGTGATGAACTATATCATAGAATAAAACAAGAAAATGAAACTGTACAATTCAGAGCAAGGATTATAAAAAACATATATGATCAAGATTTTAAATTCTTAAAATATGAGTTATATTTTAATGAAATATTTAGATGTTTTAAAGATAAAGAAAACGTTATAGAAGATAATGAAAACGTTGAGAGTAAAAAATCTACAGAAGGTAATGAATCGGTTACATTAGGTAACAATACAAGAGATTTCTATTTATTTACAGATGAAGTTACTAAATGTAAAAAGTTCTTTAATCTTTCAGTAGAATCAGCATTATTATCAGATTTGCTTATATACTTAATGGGTGAAACTGGTATAAATAAATTATTAATGACTAAATTAGAAAACAATCCAACACTTAAGGATGTAACAGTTCCATCAGGAAATGTTATAGATGCGATAAACTATTTGAATAATTTAAAATCGTTATATAAAAAAGGTATGACTTTATTTTTTGATATAGATACTACATATCTTATAGATAGAAACTACAAGTGTACAGCATGGAGAAAAAATGAGATAAAAATAACACATGTGCATGTGGCAAATAAACAATCGAATGATAGTCAATTAAATGGATATTTCATAAATAAAGATAGAAAGCAAACACATGTATTCGCTAATACTGATAGACTTGAAGTTAGAAATACAAATATAACCAGTAACCAAATAAATGGTAATAAAGTTAGAATTATAGATTCTAAAGCAGGTTCTACACAAAGTGTTGGAGGTCAAACGACTTCAGTTATAAAAAATAATGATCATTTATTAACTATAAAGGATGGTAATGCTTTTGCAGCATCTGAACTAAAAGTTAGAATGGAAGAGAATGAGTGCATATGTGGGATTACTCTAATAGGAGTTGATACTGAAGTTGTATCACCTAATAAAGAAGTCTTAGTAACATTTGAAGACTCTAAGCTACAAAAACAATACGGTGGTAATTATAGAATATCTAAAACGATAACGATACTAACTAAGGATGCAGAAGAATTAGTTGGAGAAGTTCAAGTTATATTGAAAAAACAAAAATAGATATAGGATTATTAAATCCTATATCTATTTTATTCCATTAATCCATAAAGTATTTCTATGTAATCAAAATATCTTTCTTCAGCTATAGATAAAAGTACTGCTACTCCTATTTGTCTATCTTCAATTCCTCGTTGAGGACCTTGATCTTCAACTGGTTCCTCTTCAGGAGTTTCTTCATCTTCTACTTCATCGTCAAGTTCTTCTTCTGGAGCTTCTTCATCAGAAGTAACATCTACGCTTTCAGGTTCTTTTTTCTCATCTGAAGTGACATCTACATTCTCAGGTTTTTCTTTTTTAACAGGTTTTTCTTCTTTTTCATCAGAAGTAACATCTACGCTTTCAGGTTCTTCTTCTGGAACTTCTTCCTCCTTAGATTTTTTATTCTTTGAAACGGAACCTAATTCTTTAGCAGCATTTAATATATCTTTAACTGCATTATCTTCTAATAACACCTTTAATGTTTCTATAGGAGTCATTGATTCTTTTACTGAAGTATCACTTATAGAAACTATAATAGCATTCATTTTTTCTTCCAAAAATTGTCTTCCTGATAAGAAACTTTCACAGAACATTATCATTTGTTCTACAGCAAATTTAGCTTCTTCTCCTCTTACTTTTCTTAATCCTATTTCTCTTCTAGATGTTCCTGTTCTAAAATAATTATCTAAGCCATTCTTCAAGTCGTTATGTTTATCTTCAAATCTACGAAGTTTTTCTCCTAGGTTACTGTTGTCATCAGAGTTGGTAAATACTTTATCAAAAATATTATGTCTATTAAGCAATTGCTCAAATGTTACCTTATAATCACTTAGCACTTCTAATTCTATTTCTTCATAATTTAATCCTAATATTTTATTCTTATTTTTAGCTAACCATTTTTTATCTCTTTCTATTAATTTATCATGTTTATTCTTAAAAGAAACTTTTATATTAGGTATGGATAAACCACCTTCCATTAATAATGATTCTAAATTAACTAATTCGTCTATAACATTACCATTATTATTTATATTATAGAATGTTTCAATTATTTGATAATTAGTTTCTATGTCATCTGATATATCTAATAAAGTTTCCTTCAAATCTGAAACCATTTCATCTATTATAAAGTCATATGATTCATTTATAATAAGGTCTTTATATTTATTAATGTAATAAAGTAATTCCGATTTCATATCCAACCTCCTTAATCGTTATTCATTATGGGATTGTTTAAATTGATAAAATAAATAGATATAGGGAAAATCCCTATATCTATTTATAATCTATCTTACCATTCTATATCATTATCATTATTTTCTTCTGATTCTTCTATGAATTCAAATTCAGTAGATTCAGCAGCTAATAATCCTTTACCTTTTTTAGGATCTGCAGCTACTTTTACATCTTTTTCTGGTTCTTTATCAGCATCATATTTTCCACTTAAAGCTTTTCTTATTATAGCTGTACATACATTAGAAACAGCTTTAACACAAACTATCATATGAGATAATAAACTGTTAGCTACACCTATACCAAATTGGAAGTTAGAAGCATCTTCAGCTTTATTTTTTCCGTCTCCTTTATTTATATCAGCTAACATTTGTTTGAATTCTCCATCTAAATCTTTTTGAGATTTTTTAAGAGCGTCAACATATATTTTTTTGTTTCCAGCCCAGTCCATAACTACTTCTGGTTTCATTCCGCTTATAGCATTTTCAACTTTTTCTTTTTTAACATATATTAAGTTTTCAACTTTTTCTTTAGCTCCACCTTTGTCAGATAATCCAACTAATCCTAATATTTGTTCTTTAGATTTTCCAACAACTTTTAATCTTCCTACCATAGCGTTAACTTGGTTTATAGCAGCATCTGGATTTCCAAATGGTCTATAGCTTATTTTAGCTTTTGATTGTTGCATAGCTTTTGGTATTTGTTTTCTATATTTAGCAACTAAAGTTTCTCCAGATTGGAAATGAGTAGTTATAGTTCTTATAGCTCTAGCAAACCATTCTTTTATTTTTGCCCATAAGTTTTTGATTTTTTGTCCTAATCCTTCTTTCTTTTCTTCTTTAGCAGCTTCCATTGTAGCTTGTATTTTTTCTTCATCGAAGTCAGTATACATCATGTTTTCTAATACTAAATCTTCTAAATAAGCAGCAGCTTGGAATTCCATTAATTCGTTTGTAGATTCAGTAGTTATAGTTTCTAAAGCTTCAGCAGCTGCATCTAAATCTTCATATGCTTCAAGATTAGCATATTCTGAAGGATCTAATCCTTCTACTAAGTAATCTATTCCGTTTTTTCTTTCATTGAATAAATCATATATATTTTTAGCCATTTTAAGTTTCCTCCTTAAATTATAAGTATTATTTTATTATTAAATTATTGTTCTGTTTTTATAAATCTTAAATGAACATAAAATCGTCGCCGTTGTTAGTCACATTACCTATATTCCACTGTTTATTATCTTGTTTGATACTAGCAGTTGACGATTTAGTTGCTAGTTTATCTGATATTCTTATTTTATCTGACATTCTTTCTAATTTATCCATATACCCTTTTTGTCTATCCAATATTTTGTTTCGTTTTTGAGCATCCATTTCAGCAGCATTTAATCTAAACGCGTTCATTTCTAATAACTCTTTTTGGTAAGCTAATTTTTCACTAAGTGACATTTTAGCATCATAGAAATAAAATATTAGACCTCTTAATACAGGCACTATGGCAGCTCCTATTCCCATAGCAACAACTGCTTTAGTACCAGCAGCTGCAGCAGTAGCTGCACCTAAGAAGTTTTCTTGTTTTTTACTCATTAAACCATCTGCAAATTTAGCAAACGATCCATCTTTAACAGACATATTAAATTTTTGTAAGCTATCTATACAAATGTTTCCTGATATACCTTTTCCTCTTTTAATTTGGAAGTCTATGTTATTTACAGTTTTTGTAAATTCTACATATGAAGCTAATAATAAAGTTGTAGCATCAACACAAGCTAATACTAATGCTTGATAATACATTTGTATGAAATCTATATTTAATTGATAACCTTTTTCGAATATTCTTTTTTGTATTCTTATATTATCTATAGCATCTTCAACTATATTAAGTTCATGCATTTTTATTCCAAATTTTTTAGTTAGTGCTTTTAACATATCTACAGTAGCTACCATATTATCATATCCACCGAATTTTGTTATATCCCCTTTACTGTTAGGTATATCACCAAAATCTATGTCTCTTCTTTTTAAAGCAGATTGGTATATATTACCAACCATTCTATCATTAACAACCGCTTGCTCTGCTTCAGTAAGAGAATAAATTTTATTCTTTTCAGCGAATGTAGTAGCATTCTCTATTAATATATCTATACAATAATTTCTTTTTAACATAATAATTCCTCCTTTCCTATAATCTTCCACTATTTATCATTTTGTATATGTCTTTAAAATCATTTTTATTATTATTATCTCTTTCTAATCCTTTGAAAGATAAAACTTGATAATCTCTTTCTCCATCGAATATGAAATAACATAATTCTTGTGATTCGTCAACTATAACAAAACCTAATAAGAAGTATCTATCCATTATTCTCTTCATATGTCTTGGATCCATTAAATCTACATTATATGTATCTTTTATTTCCATAACTTCTTCCATAGAACATACTATAGTAGCATTTGGAAGTATTCTGTTATTTCCATGTAAGTTTTTAATTCTGGCAAGTGTTTTATTCTTTTTAAGTGTAGTCCACCAATGAGATCCTTTACTATGTTTTTTGATAACGTCTTCTTTTATTCCATCTATGTTGAATACTAAGTCTTTTAAGAAACTTATTTCTCCAGAAGTCCATCTTAAGAAATTAAAGAATTTGTTACCATCTTTGTAACCATCAAGTAAGTTACTAACCATTTCATCAGAGTTAACAGGGTGCATTATACCTTTTATTCCTAATACGAAAGTAATATTACCTCCTATATTATCACCTTTTATTTGTTGAAGAGTTACTGATAAAGTTGTAGGTACTAATTCATTACATTTTTTAACATCATTATCAGCTAATTTAACTATAGCTCTAGCTCTATATTCAGCATTAGCTTTGTCTATGTCATTTCTTAATTTAGCTCTGTCTATATCTCTTTCATTTTTATCTTTTTCAGCATTAGCCATTTCTTTTTGTTTACCATTACCATTGAAGCCTGCTACTTTATCTCCTTTAGGTGGTTGACCTCCTGCAGTAGTACCTTTAGTTTCTGTTTTATTATTTTTATTTCTTGCTTCTTCTTTAACTCCACCTGCACCTGTTCCCATGTTAACATGGGCTCCTGAATTATCAGGTTCTGGATTTTCACCATTTTTTATATCATTATATGCTTGGGCAAATCCATCCATACCTTTATAAGATTTTCTACCACCTTTTTTAGGTCTATTTTTAGCTTCTGTTAGCATAAAGTAATCTAATGAAGCGTTTGCTTGTTCTAAAGTTACTTGTTGTGGTTTATATAAATCATTTAGTTTAGTTTGATTTAAGCAATCTTCTATAACTAATAGCTGATCTTTATTAGAACGAAGAACTTGACCATTACATCCTTCATTTAAAGACATTATCATTCTTAACCCTAAAGCTTCATCACTATAAACGTTTATGCAACTTTCTATTAAATCTATAGGTGTTGGGTTATTTTGATGTATCTTACTTATGAATCCAGGTATATCCTCTTCATCCCATTTTATAACTGGGTTTAGTTGTATTGTCATTTGAACAAATATTGCATATTGTCTTTCAAGAGCTTTAACAACACTTGAAGCAGTATCAACATTTATTGATCTAGACATTATAACTGGGAATTGTAAAGTTGAAGCCGAACTTTGTTTAGCTATAGAAAGTCCTTTTATATCGTCAGCTTTACATTTCATATCTTTTACAATACCCTTAGCATCTCTTAGGAATTCGCCTAATTCTTTTAAACTACCCATTTATTAACAACTCCTTTTTTCGTATATTCAATATTTCAATTTACATAATTGTTTTACCCTTGGATAGTTAGGGAGAAAACAACTAAGTAAGACTTATTGAAACTACTAGAAGAAAGGAGAATGTAAACATGAGATGGCATGTTGCAGTCAATAAATTAAAAACCAGATTGAGAGTTCGTACTGGACCCGGTTTATCATATAGAATAGTTGGTTATAAATATACTGGAAATACAGGTATAGTTATTGATTCAAAAACTGCAAATGGGCTTACATGGTATAAATGGGAAGATACTGGATATTGGTCATGTGCTGGAGAGAATGGATATACTTATCTTAATATGATTTATGATTTAGAAGATAAACCAGCACCTAAACCTGCTCCAGAACCTACACCTACACCTACACCAGAGCCCCAACCAAGTGATATAACTATAGACCCAATAACTATAGATTACGGTGGAACAAAAAACTTTAATGACAAAGGTATTAGTGGAAATTCAACATGGTATCAACCAAGTTATAAAGGCTCACACACGTTCAAAAAAGTTGATTATGAAACTTACGACAATGAATTTATAGCAAAAGAGATTGCTAAGATAAAATATAACATGGATATAGGATATAAAAATAAAGACGATATTTATAGTGATTATACGAAAGATAATATAAGTAAAGGCTATGTATCGGATTTACAAAAGAAGCTATATAACTCATTTAATAGGAATAAAGTTGCTTATCCTGATAAGGAATTAAATAAAACGTTTGCTTATGTATTTTTTACTAGACCAGATTTAAATATATTAACTAGTTCGTTCAATTTAACTAATCAAACATCATATGATCCAAAATATCATTATTTGTATAATAATAATCCTTGGAGTTTGAAATCATTAGTTAATGGTGGTAATCCTTATCATAAATTTATGACGTTCTTATCAAATGAAGCGTTATCATTTGAAGTTGGAGATATAGTATTAAAAACACATGAACATGGAGAAACTTATAATGGACATAAAATAATTTATGGGCGTTCAGATATAGAATCTAACGTTGCTGGAGAAATGTCCGTTAGATATATAGATACAGTAAATTTAGATGTATTTAAATTACATTTAGCATGGGTTGATTATATTAATAAAGTTTCAAGAGGAGTATTCAGTCCTAAACGTGATTATATAAAAAGTAAGATTCTGGATTATGCTTGTTCTTGCTATTATATACTTTGCGGTCCAGACGGGAATACTATTTTATATTGGCAAAAATTAACTGGTGTGTTCCCAGTAAATACTGGAGAAAATGTTTTCTCTTGGGATTCTGGGACATTGTTAGCTAAACCAGAAATTAATATAAAATATATGTATTCATTTAAGTCTTCAATGGACCCTACTATATTAGAAGAATTTAATACGTTAACAGCTACGTCCAGAAAATTCAAAACATCGTATGATAAAGATAATCTTTTTGGAGGTTCAACATTAACACATGCACCTTATATTTCGTTAAAATCGAAAGATGTTGAAGGTAATAGAGTATATAGATTATTATGGGTAGAAAATAATTAGGAGAAGGTGATATATATGTCAGATGATGTTAAAAAATATACATCGCTTTACGAAATAAAAGACTTTGCATTAAATACTATAGGACCTAAATATTTTCCAGAAGATGTAATAGAAGGATATAATGTTGGGTTATTAGGATATAGTTTAGATATGATGGCTACTACAACAGAGGACATGTTTAACACTGTTCCTATAGTATCAAATGAGATGTTCCCTAACTTAGCACAAATGCCACATTCAATTTATAATTACGCTTCTTTATTTCAAGAAGAAAATTTATTAGCAGTACCTGCAGTTATGGAATGTATATTATTATTACCTATGGACTCATTGATAGAGAATTCAGATCCGAGTCCTGATGGTACATATAAACAATTTATTTTAGATCAGAGAACAGCAGTATTTGTTGAAGAACATAAGTTTATATTAGACTATGATATTCTTATTACTATGAGACCATATAGAAAAGATCATATTATAACTTGTAGTTATTTAAGAGAATATAATAACGACGTAAGTAATATAGTAAATCCTTATATAAAATATCAAAAATATAATTATAATGGAACTAAATATATTGCTATGTTAGTTAAAATGAGACGATGTGAAAAACATGAATATGTAACTAGAATAATAGATAATGATAGAATAAATGTTACAACTATTAAAGTACCATTTGTTGATCAATTAGCAGGTTTTGAGGTATTTTATAGAGAATCTTCAGATCATAAATTTACTCAATTACAAAAAAGAATAGTAAATTCAAAAGCTATAAAAGGACCTTTCTGTTACTATAAATTAAAAGATAATCAAACTTTAGAAATATCATTTACTACAAGAGAGAATTATTTTAAACCGATATTTAACTCGGAATTAAAAGTTGAATATTACACAACTACTGGTAGCGAAGGTAACTTTGAACTATATACAGGTCATGATGTTGAAGTTTATAGAAACTATGAAAAATATGAAAATAATAGTAGAGTACCTGTTATTGCTATAACAGAATCTGCTTCTACAACAGGAACAGATGTACCAGATTTATTAGAACTGAGAGACAGAGTTGCAGATTGTTTCGCAACTGTAGATTCATATACAACTGAATCTGATTTACAAAGACACTTTAACTCATTTGATATTACAAATGATGTTAGAGTTCATTTTATTAAGAAAAGAGACGATATTTTCGATAGATTATATACAGCATTCTCATTAACTAAAGATAGTTATGGTTCATATTATAAAACTAATACATTACAACTAAAAATATATCCTGGTCAATTTGATCATCAATTTGAGCAATCTGATAGGAAATTATTAAAACCTAGTAATGTGTTTGTGTATGATAGAGAATCTTTAGATACTATGATTAAACTAGAAGACGATGATGTTTTAGATATGCATTTTAATGAAAAATTTGTTTATCAAAATCCTTTCTTAATGACAGCTACAAATAATGGTATGATAGGATACTACTTAAATAATATTAATGATAAAATACAGTTAGATTATGAATACGTTAATAATAACTCTATGGTTCAGTTTATTTGTAATAATTTATATGTTTATAGATCTTCTTTAAAAGGAGATAATACATATAAATTCAGAGTTCATTTAACTGCAACTGATATTGATATAGAAAGTCCAATGATAGATGAAGAAGGTAATGATACTGGTAGAATTCATGTTGTATTATCATTCCTATTTAAAAATGGTAAAGAAGCTTGTTATATAGAATGTAAACAAACTGCATTTGAAAAAGAAGGTTTACGTTATACATTTGAAGGTGAAGTTACCACAGATGATTTCATATCAGATACAGAGACTGTAAGATTATATGATGTTAAAGATGTTATCGATGGATCTGATAGAGTTGTAATGGTTCCTATGACAAATCTTAAAATGAACATTTATACTTTCTTTGAATATGAAAATAATAATACAAGACATAATTATACACATTTAAAAGAATTTGAAAATACTACATTAACTAATAAATATACAACAGAAGAAACACGTGTTGAATTAATAACTCCATTAGGAATGTTAAAATCACACATGAGTTGGGAAAAAGATGAGTATGATGCTAACTATATGCTTATAAAAGACGTTCCTGTAATGAAATGGAAAGAACAGATAAACGATGAAGATGTTATGGAATTTGATAGATTTATGAAATTACTTGGTTCACAATATGATTATATGGACGAAATAATGAGTAAGAAAACTAATAACTATTCCATAGATATGAAGTTCTATAATACATATGGTCGTTCTAAGAACTTTGTTGTTGGAGAAGAACAAGAATTACTTAACCATGTAAATTGCACATTAGAGTTAAAAGTGTATCCAGTGGTTAAAACGGAAGGTCCTAAACTAGTTCAAGATATGAAAATATTTATTAAAGAATACTTTGAATCTATTAATAAAGATCTTAATGAGGGTATATTTATATCCAACTTAATTCAACAGTTAGAAAATACATTCCCTGGAATTAGATATTTAAAATTCGTTTCTATTAACGGTTATGAAAATGATTGTCAAAGTATAGAAAATACTACAGTTGACGTTACTACATTAAAGAAAGAAGATAGAATACTATTCGTTCCAGAGTATTTAAATATCGAATTAGAAGATATTATAATAGATTTACTTAACTAAAAATATTGATGGAAAACAATATTTTAATGGTGAAATAAATTTATAATATGAAAGGAGACTTGACTATGTCTTATTTTGATAACGCAAATAACAGAGTAACTCGTAAAAGTTTCGGATCTAAAGTAGATAAGGAATTTAAAAGAGAAGGGGTTATTCCTGTTAGAGATAGAAGTAAAGTTGATAAATTAGCTGAATCAGCAGCTAAATATGAAGAACTAAATAAAAAAGTCAATGAACGTAGATTACAAGACTTAAAAGATAGAAAAGCCTATGATGCTAAAATGCAAGAAGGTTATAGAGCATTAAAAGAAGACTTAATGAAAGATATAATATCTGAAATATGTGTTGAATCTATCTTAGTTGACGAAGAAGTAGTTACTGAAAATCTTAAAAATATTGTTGAAATGGTTGAAGCTAAAGTAGATGATATAGGAGGATTTGAAGGGGTTAAAAGAATAGCTGAATCTACTAGAAATCCTATATTAAAAAATATGGTAACTTTATGTGAAGAAACAGCTAAAAAAGTTGGAGAAAGAAATGCTAAAGAAGGGAAAACTGATAAAGAAAAAGTTAACTTCGGTTTAAATAAATTAGAACTAGAAGAATTTGACTATAGAAAAAGAGAAATAGGAACTGAAACTATAGTTAATAATATAAAAGATAAAGTTTTCCAAGTTGTTCAAGATGAACAAAAATTAAGCAATGATAGACAAATGGTAATGACTGATATACAAAATAAAGTTAGTGAATTAGAAGCTCCTGTTGAAGAAGCTATGGCTTTCATATTCAATAAACCAGGAATAGAAGAAGATACATTATTTAATTCATTAATGAGAAGACAATATAAACAACTTCTGGAATCTAATTCATCTGCTATATTTGAATCATTTGATTATAAAGATGATTTAGAAACTTTATTCGAAGATGAAGAATTTGAAATGGATGAAGTTGATATGATGGAAATGGATATAGATGATGAAGATGAAATAAGAAATATGTTTATAAATGAAGCTAAAGTTCTTGAAGATATAGATGACGAAGACTATGAAAATGCTTTAGAAAACTATTATAAATTAGTAGAAGAAGGTTCTCAAAATATTCGTTCTCGTGCTCAAGCAGAACATTTTAAATATGTAGTTAGAGCTATACAAGAAAACTTAGAATTAATAGAAGAAAAATATGTTCATAATATACAAAAACATGCTAGAAAAATATCTGATAAAAAATTAGATAAATCGATAGTTAAATGGGAACAAGAGGTAGAAGCTACAAGAAATAAAATAAAAGGTGAAAAAGACAAAGTAAAAATAGAAGATTATAGAGAAGATTTAAGAACATTAGAAGCAGAATTAAAAGCTCTTAAAGCAGAAAAATCTCATAGAGGAAATCAATTAAAAATAGCTAAACAAGCTAATCCTTATATGAAATCTACTATGGAAACTGCTGAAGATGTTAAGGAAAGAATAAATAGTTTAGTAGAATCTAAAGATGATAAAGCTGATAAAGAACTTAATAAAGAAGTTAAAGCCTTAAATAAAGAAGTTGACGGAGCAGTACATGAAGAAGTTATATTATGTCCTAAATGCGGAAAAGAAGAATGTACTTGTAAAGTTGCTAAAGAATCTAGTTTAATGGAGGAAATAGATGCTAAATTAGATAGTATATGTGAATCTTTAACTAAAGTAGTTGAAGCTCATGAAAATGCTAGAACTAATGTAATAGAATCATTAACTAGAGAAATAAATAATGAAATAACTTTAATACCTTATTTACAAACTAAAGATGTAAATTCAAATAACCTTGAATTTATATATAAAACTAAAATAGTTTGCGAATCATTAAAAAATAACTTAAAATATGTAGATAATGTACAAGAAGCAGCTACAATGATTAGAGCTGTTGATTTAAATATACAATCTATAAATGAAACATTAGAAGTTATAAAAGATCGTGAAGATATGGCTTATAAAACTAAAATATTGAATATGGGTAAAATATATTTAGGTAAAGTTAAAGCTGTATTAGAAAACAATACTTATTCTGATAATATAATAGAATCTGGAAATGTATTCAGTACTCCTGAAGATGTTGAAAGAATATTCGAACAAGTTAGAGAATATTATGTTATAGAATCTACTGATAAAGATTTAATGGAATTAGTTATGGCTGAAGCTATAGTTGAATATACTATATTAGAAGCATTTAATACATTACATTTAATCAATTATACAAAAGATTCTGTAAGACAAATGGCTAGAAAAAATTTAAGTAAATAATTATATTAATTATTGGAGGTTTTAATATGTTTAAAGTACAAGAATTAAATGATTATGGTACACATGTTGTAATGACATTTACTGATAATGAAGAGGCATATGGTGCATTAATGCTCTTAGATGAAGATCAACTTTATGTAGAGTTTATGGAATTTGATGGTGAGGAATTAAAAGTTATAACTGAAGATGAATCACCAGAAGAATTTAAAAGACTAGAGGAGAAGTATCTAGATGATATAATAGAAGCTATCGACTAAAAGGGAGGTGACTTATTATGACAATTGATAAAATACACTTTATTTTAGAATCATACGATAGCGTTATATTAGAAGAATTTAAAAAAGAAAAGAATAAAAGAGATGTTGAAAAAGCTAAAAAGAGTTATCAAAACTATGCGAAAAAATCTAATAAGAATCCTTGGATGGCTTTTTTAAGTTGGAAGAAAGAACATCCTAAACTTTTTTGGGGTCTTGTTATTGGCTTAGGTTTAGTAGGAGCAGCAGGAGTTGCGTCAGGAACAGGTTCAATAGGTGCAGCAGGAGCTGAATTTGAAAAAGCTGCTTTTGATGCTATTAAAATCGCAAATGGTGTTGTATAATAAAATAAAGATATAACCTTAAAAGGTTATATCTTTATTTATTTTATCTATGTTATCAAGATACTGTTTTCTCTTGGTTATATTTTTCATATTGTATTTTGAATCATATCTATCAGCATATTCTATAGTTAATTCTATTCTAGGTTTGCTAGAATAGAACTTTCTTACAGTTCCTTCTATTATTAAACTATCATCCATTATAATTGTATTTTGTATCATATCTGAATATGTTTTTCCCAAGTTATCCCAATCTGGCTTTGTAAGATTGTGCACTAATCCCATTTCAGCTCTTAGTTTTTCAGATTTATTCATAGACTTAGGTATAGGAAAATAACAATCACAATGTAGTTTACATGCTGTAGTTATTAACTCAAAATCACTCAATTGTTCTTTAACAAATTTCTCCATAAGCTTTCTATTATTCATAGCGTCAGAAACATAAAAATGTTTTCCAAATCCTGCTAATCTCGCTCTTGGAGTTGCTTTAGGTATAAAATAGAAAACAAAACTGATTGTATGCCATACTGTACTAAGATTGTTTTCTATATCTTGTCTTACTCCTTCTAATTGCCTATCGGATATTCCATCCAAGAAATTATATATTCTATCCATACATTCTTTAGATACATTTCCATATGTATCTTTATATTCTTGTAATTCTTTTTTACTAGGCATATAAATTACCTCCCTTATTTTTTAATTCATCCAACCCTGGTTCCAGTTTCTTATAGCTTCAGTTAGATGATAATATGTATTATTAGGCATATCTTTAAATTTAGACGTTAATAATGCTTTCGCAAGTCTAAGGTTAAAGTATATATTAGGTATTGTCATATCAACACCACAAGTAACTCCTAAGAAATCTATTAAACCTTGATTAGCAAAGAAGTATGATGGTCTTGTAGATGGTGACATCATAAGGTTTCCGTACAATTCTTTTATATTTAAAGTTATTTTAGCTTCTGTTGGTAGACCATCTACTGTCCAAGATTGTTCTGGACCTTTTTCTATAGTTATAGTTTCTACCATACCCATGTCTATCGAGAACCAGCCTTGTGCATATCCTCTTATTAAGAAAGGAGCGTTAAAACTGTTCTCTGATGATTGCCTTGGCAAAGCTAATGCCAGAGCATGTAACATAGGAACTATTATATTTAAATAAATAGATTCTTTATCTCCATAAGGACTAGCTAAATTTATTTGAACTGAGAAAGATTTACTATAATCACTATCTGTCCATATTTCAGGATATATTAAGTTTGATCCATGTAAAACTTCTTCTCCCAATCCTAACATGTCTTTAAATAATCCAAGTGTAGCACCGTTTGCTAAATCCATTACCGCACTTTCCGCTTTATCTAAAAATTGTTGTACTCCATTACCACCAACTGATTTAACAAGCATGTCTGCTTCTTTTACGATTCCTTCCAATGAATCAAATGCACCCTCTAATTGTGATTGTTGTGTTGTATTTGATATAGATTCACTAACTGATGAATTAGGGTCTATATAGAAATTAACATAACATCGTTGTCCTGCAGTAAGGTCGTCGGCAACAGTTTCGAAAAAGTTTGCAACATCTGATAATATACTTGTATCTGCATTAGGGTTTGTAGTTTCATTTACGCTTGTATACTTTTTCCAATCATATGTTTTATAACTTCCACCATCAGGTGCTGTATACTTATTACCTTCATGGTCTGTTTGATCTAGCCCTAAATAAACTGCAGCAACTCTACACATAAGATTTACATAATTCATATATGCAGTATAATCACTAGTAAAGTCATAATATCTAGAACCAGCCTTTTCAGATTTTAATTCAGCTAAAGCAGCTTGTGCATTTTCACTACCGTCTGTAACTAAACTACCAAATAGCTTTTTGTTAGCTTTACTATAGCTAGGTAAGAATAACATTTTACCAGGCATTAAAGTAACTAGTGGTTTTTCTAAATATATGTTATTAAAGAAACCCAATCCAAATTTACCATTTGAATCGAATCTGTAATCTGCAGTTGGTAGAAATTGATAAGGCATACCAAATATCTGTGTATTAACTTTATTTAATGTTGCGTTCTCTGCTAAATTACTTTGTAATCTATCCATATAAGTTTGAGGGTCTGATATACCATATATATTGTCTTTTTCTTCAATATCTCCACCACCACTATTAGTAGTATCTTCAGTGGCAGGATCTCTTGCTTGATTTAAAATTGAATAAACTCTTTTTTGTAAATTATTGTTCATAGTTACCTCCTTTTTTAGAGGAGATAAATATCTCCTCTAATTTAATATGTCTTTTTATATCCTGCAATTTGTCTTGCAGTACTATATCCAGTTGATGAGTTTATAGTTTGTAGTTTACTTATTTGCTTATTTTTCTTACTAGCTTGATATCTTTCTTTAGTTGTTGGGTGTTGATTATTATCTCCACTTACAGGAGCATTAGCTGAAGCTATTTCTATCCCTCCAACTCCTTCAGCAGTTGCAGCTGTATTAGCATTGATAGCTTGTAATTCTTGTAATATTATTTTTAATACTTCTGCATATGCATTAGGATCTGAAGCATTGATATTATTAAATGCAACGTTTACTTTTCTGTTTATAGCTTCAAGTTCTCTTTGTGCTTTAGCATCAACTCTATTACGTGGAGGTCCATCGATTGATCTAGAATATGATACTCTTCCATCACCTTTACCAGCATCTCCTGTAAGATGTTTGTTTTCTTTAGGTGCAACTAAATAAGTATTTCCATCACCAGATCCAGCATTGTCTACTACTGGTGGTTTCGGTTTATCAAAACGTTGTAAGTTAGATCCATTCATTAAGTTTATTAGTGAATTAGCATAACCTGGATCTGTAGCATAACCTGCTTTTTGGAATGCTCTTGCTTGTTCTTCAGGACTTGTTGCACTGAATACACCAGCTTTAGTATATCTTGAATTAGCTTTTAAGAAATTAGCTCTGTCAATTATACTATCTCCTAAGTTATCATATGCTCTAAATCCATCAGTTATTGTTACTGATTTACCATTATAAACTTCCCTAGTTTTTGCTGTATAAACTTTTCCAGTCCAACTCTTATCTGCTTTTATACCGAATGCAGCATTACCTTTAGTAGCTAACCCAGAAGTTAATCCCCATCCTGATTCTTGTGCAGCTTGAGCAAATGTTAATGATGGGAATAAACCATGTGATTTATATGTGTGTAATGTTGGATGTATCATTTTATTTATGTGTGCTTGTTTAGTACTAGATAATCCGCTCATATCATATTTACTTAAATCATATTTAGTTCCATTCCATGGTGATCCATCTCCTCCTGGTGTAGTACCACTATCACTTGAAGATGATGAAGTATCTGTTGATACAGGTTGAGCGAATAAATCGACTTCTTTTCCATTGTATATAGAAGCTAAATAGTTTTTACCTATATTTCCAAGTTTTGCGAATACTCCTAATTCATCTATAGCTGGTGCTGAAGCTGTTGTTCCTCCAGTTGATCCATCTGTAGTTCCTCCAGGAGTTGTACCTCCACCTGTGAAATCTCCATCTGTTGATATTGAACTTGGTATTTTTCCTCCATCAGGATTAAATGCCCAAGCTCCTCTTAATCCAACTCCAACATTCATTATTCCTTCATCAGTATAAGCTTTAGTTCTACCAGCACCTCTAGGGTCGTTTATTATAACATTACCGTTACCATCTAATCCTACCGCAAGAACAACGTGTCCTCCTGGTGTAAATGGTGTATCTGTACGTGCAGCACTTCCAGATGCTCCAGTACCTCTACCTGTTAACATAACTGGTTTACCAGCTTTTAATGCGGCTTTAACATTAGCTAATGTACTAGATGGTGCACCGCTTGCATTAGAACCTAAATCTTGTATTCCTAATCCGAATTCAGATGCCACTTTATTAGGCATAGTCCATTGCATTGCTCCAGTCCATGTTCCATTAGAATGAGCCCATTTTGTCATTGTTAATGGGTTGATTTCTTTTCCGAATATAGTAGAAAGCATCATAGCTGCAGATGTAGGTCCACATCCACCTCTACTAACTGTACTACTACCAACTTTACCACCCCATCTACTGTCACTTTGTTGATAGAATTTCCATCCATTCATGCTATTTGGTATACTTCCATCACTAGGTGCTGCTTCTGCACTTGTAGCCATTGCAGGTCCCATACCAGCATTTGCCATTTTATCGTAATAGTTTTGTGCGTATTTATATCTATTAGTGTAATTAGGTTTTCCTGCTCTTTCAAATGATTTTTCAAAAGCTTCAACAGCCCATTTATAGTCAGTAGCTTTCTTGAATCCGTCTAATCCACCATATTTTTTAAGTTTACTAGCAGTTGTAGAATCTTTACCAGCTAATTCCATGTCTATCCATTCTAGTTGTGATTGTAAATCTGTCCAATCTTTTCCTTTGCTTTTAGCATGTGCTTCTAGTCCTTTAAATCTTCCTTCACTTACAGTCCATTGTGCTATACCACGACCTGGTCCTCCACCATATTGCTTTTTAGTAGGATCCATTGATGATTCTTGTTGTAAGTTACCCATTATACCTGCAGTAGCATGATTTGAATATCCTTTACCAGTAAAGAATTTCCATACTGCAGTAGCAGTATCAGATATACCACTTATATCAGGTGTACTTCCATTACTAGGAGTAGATCCATCTGTAGATGTTGACGTATCTGTTGATACAGGTTGAGCGAATAAATCTACTTCTTTACCGTTATAAATAGAAGCTAAATAGTTTTTACCTATGTTTCCAAGTTTTGCAAATACTCCTAGTTCATCTATAGCTGGTGCTGAAGTTGTTGTTACTCCTGTAGTTGATCCGTCTGTAGATCCGTCTGTAGTTGGACCTCCACCAGATAAATCTCCTCCACCTTGAGAACCAACTATACCACTAAATCCGATTCCTGTATGGTAATTATCAACTTTTGCACTAACCATTTTATTAGGATCTATTACTCTTCTTATACTATAATCTCCACGGCTTTTCCAGTAACTAGTATCATAAGATCTGATTTTTGGAACACTACCACTACCTGCATCTATCATATTTTTATTACTGTCATATACTAAGCCTGCATGACCTTTCCATATGATTAAGTCACCTGCTTGTGCTTGTGATTTATCTACTCCAGTACCAGCATTTTTTTGGTTTGCTGATCCTGCAGGTATTTTAATACCACAACGGTCCATTACGTGTTTAGTAAATCCAGAACAGTCTGTTGTCATACCATTATTGTCTATTGCTTTACTTCCGTAAACATATTTTAATTTTCCTTCAAAAGCTTTAGCATATCCTATTACTTTTTCCCATAGTTTAATTTGTCCAGCATCTCCACCAAGATTTTCTACTACACCATCATCTGTTGGTAGATCTCCTGAAGTTTCTAATTTACCAGTCATTTCAGTTATAGGATTATATACTCCTGAAGAAGGTAATCCTACTGTATTAGTTGATTTAGAAGAAGATAAAACTATACCACGTTTTAATCCCTTCATAATATTATTTAATCTATAACTTCCACTATAAGCAGGACCTCTTGGGTCGTTTATTTCTACATTATCTCCTTTTATACCTGTAGCAACTACTATATGTCCTTTTGTAGTATAAGGAGTAGAATTATCTAATGATTTATCTGTACCTGCTAATATAACTGGTTCTCCAGCCATTAATTTAGCTCTTATAGATTTAACATCATTTGCTTCAGAATAGTTCATTTTGAATTTTTGAGCTACAGTTGGGAAGTAATTATAAGATGTATATCCTGGTAATATTCCTTCTCCAGCTTTAGCCATTGTATCTGGTGTTATACGTTGACCTGTTAAATGTGTCATAACCATTGCTGTAGATGTAGGTCCACAACCAACATCTCCTATAGATTTACCACCCATTAATTTTTCATTACCCCATCTACTATCTGCTTGAGCATAGTATGGGAAGTTGTGTGTATTTCCTTTATCTCTAAGTCCTGTTAATGTAACTTTACGAACTTCAGCTTCAGATGCATCATTATCAGTATCAGCAAAGACATAGTTTTTAGGTTTTAATTGTTGATTTAAAGGTACATTTGCTCCTGATTCAAATCCGTCATCACCTTTAAGTATCTCTTTACCAAAATCCCAGAAGAAATCTTTAACTGTTTGCCAAGATACTTTTATAGCATCAAGTGATAATTTAGGTAATTTGATATTACTAAATCCTTTTTTGAATTCATCAAATTTTTTACCTATATCGTCAAATATTTTTGTAAATGAACCTGTTAAGTTACCCCAACCTTCTTTAATTTCTGAAACTTTTTCTTCTAATGTCTTTTTAAGATTTTCTTTAGAGAATGTATTTCTTAAGTCATTTACTTTATTAGTTATTCCATCTCCAACAGCTTTAACAGCTTTCTTAAATCCTTCTCCAATAGCTTTTATTCCATTTGTAAATCCTTCTTTTATCTTAGTTCCGAATTCACCGATTTTTTTACCAACATTAGTTATTAAGTCTTTAAATAATTTACCTATACTTTTTATAGATTCAGTAACTGTTTTCTTGATATCTTCCATCATTTCTTTCTTTTTGTCAGCTATCATTTTATTAAGATTCTTAACAACTTTAGCTGCTTTTGTTCCTGCACTATCGTCTTCGTCAATTCCTTTAGATAATCCTGCTTTAAGATTACCTGTAAATTCTTTAACTTTTTCATTATTTTTAATTTTGTCTATGCCTTTACCAACAACGTCTTTAACTTTTCCAGCACCTTTTTTTATACCTTCTTTAGCTTTTTCTTTTAATGCTTTTTTACGTTCTTGGTTAGCTTTAAAGTTACTCCATCCTTTATCTAATAACTCACTTGATTTATTTAATGTAAATGCAATTGGGTTAGAGTAGAATGCTTTAGTATCCTTACCAATTTGTGTAACTCCATCTTTAATTCCTTTACCTACTTTAGCAGATCCTGTTTTAAATAAGTTTTTAGTACCATCCCATAATTTTGCAAGTTTACCAGATTTCTTTTTAGATGGTTTACCTTTAGTTACAGGATTACCATTGACATCGTATAAATTACCATCTTTATCAGCTCTTACGACTGTTGAATCGACTGGGTTTCCATTTTGATCATATAATGTATCGTCTCCGTCACCCATACCAGCATGATCCCAGTTAGGTGAAGAAATACATTTTCCAGTATGATCGTATACATTACCATATTCATCCTGTACAGTTTCTCCAGGTGCCATTGTTAAACCATGTATAACTTCTTCTGGTTTTAATATAGGAACTTCTTCTTGTACAGGAGCTGATCCTGTAGTAGTTCCTCCATCAGCAGAAGTTACTTTACCATCGTCCATAGTATATCTTTTAACTTTTTTCTGATTAGCATTAGCTCTCCAATTATGATAAGCTTTAAATATACCTTTTGATTCTTCAGCTTTTTGAGTATGATAATCTACTTTACCTTGTGCTTTAGTTAATTTCTTAGCAGCTTTAACTTTAGTTTTTTCTGCTTTCTTTTCAGCTCTTGCTGCAGATTTATCATTTAACCAAGCCATACTATTATTCCAAGCTTTACCAAATATAGTTTTAGATTCTTTAGCTTTTTCTCTATATTCATTAGCCTTTTCTTTTTTCTTAGTAGCTTTATTAGTAAGTTTATTGTATTTTTGTTGTGCTGTATCTCTAGTAAATGTTTTCTTAATACCAGTCATCACTTTACTTCCAAAAGTTTGTGATTCTTTATCTAACCAGCCTTGAGAACTTAATTTTGTATCATTAGCTAAGTTATATTGTAATCTTGCTAATTCCATTTGTTCAGCTTCAGTTATTACTCCACCAAGTTCTTCATTTTTAACAGCACTGAAATCTTTCCAATTTCCATTATCATCTTTTAATGGACCGTAATCAGTTATATCCATTTTTTGTAAAGCTTCTTCTATTGATGTACATTTATCAATTTCTGCAGGTGTTATCCTCATTCCAAATTCAGCTTTTCCACCTGTAAGATTATAAACAGCTATAGCTAATTGACGGATAAAGTTGTAATTAAACATTGCATTAGTAATTTCGTTAACTAATGAAACTATTGCTATATAACTAAAATTAAAGAATGCTTGGAATATTGAACTTATTATTCTCATTCTACCATCAACGTTTTCAGGTGAAACACCAAATAAGTTACCAGCATTTCCTGCAGTAAGACCTGTTGCTAAATCTCCAACTGCAAATACAGCATCTAACACAAATCCAGTTGCTGCACCAGCAGTAGCTTTTCCTAATGTAGCAGCTATTTTCTTAGCAAATTTAGCTACTATTGAATCTGAATTTTTAATAAGTGATGTTAATATAGGATCTACCACTTTAAGTAATTTACTAGCTATGTTTCCAACTGCTGGGAATTTTTTAACAACTAAGTCAGCTAAGTATTGAACTCCTTGTTTAGCATACTTAACAATTTTAGTAATTAATCCTTTATTTTCTGTAGCAGCTTCAACACCTTCACCAATTACTTTACCTACAGCTTTTCCTGTACCTGATTCAGCAGCTTCCTTCATTAATTTTTGTTCTGCGAAATTGATTACTTTACCAGCTCCACCTTCAGCAGTTTCTTTAAATACTTTTGTAGTAGCTGATTCAGTTCCTTCTTTAGCAGCTCTCTTAGCAGCTAAGTCTATAACATTATCACCAGTTTCTGTAACACCTTTATTAAAGAATTTATTATATAATTTTGATGATGTTAACTTATTAGATACTGCTTGATAAGCTTTTGTTGATTTTACTTTATTAACTGCTTTACTACCTACAGTTTTTGCTTTTTTACCCATATTCTTTACTGATTTAACTGCTTTACCACCTGCTTCTTTTAGAGGGTCGTAAATTCTCTTTTTAGCTATTTGGAAAGGTTTTATATAAGCTTTTCTAGCAGAAAGTCTAGTTCTCCATTTTTGTATGTTCCAGTTGTTGTATATCTCATCACCTTCACCATCTCCGTCAGCATCTACATCTGTATATCCTTCTTTATATTCAGGACTATTGATATAGTCATCTCCCATTTTAATAAGAGATTCAATACCGAATGGTAAAGCTAATGAACCTAGTAAACTACCTAATCCACTGAATTTATCTAGTAAGCCTTTCATACCATCTTTCATAAGATCGAATAGATTCATTCCAGCACCAACACCAGCTGCAGCTATTCCACCAAGATGTTTGATAGCATTTAATAAACTATCTTTCCATTTTCTATCTGCTTTTTCTTTATTTTCAGCAGCTATTTGTTCTTGTATAAAGTCTGCATTTTTTCTAGAAGCATGATCATATCGTGCTTTATCTTCAATTTCTTTTAATCTATCAGCTTCCATATCAGATAATTGCATTGCATTATCTTCTCTGTCTCGTTTTTCATCTCCACTCATTTTACCGAAGAATGTACCAATTTTTCCAAAAGCTCCACCTATACCACGCATAGTATTAGCTAACATATGACCAAATCCAACTGCACCTTTACGTAGTGATTTTTCGATCATTCCATTGTCATCTTCTCTATGGTCGATATCTTCTTCAGAAGTTTCAGATAATACATCAGTTAATCCACTAAATCCTTTACCTGCTTTATTCATAAGATTTCTAAGTTTTCCAGCTGGTTTTTCAGGAACAACCATTTCACCTTCATGTAATTCAGCAAGATAACCATCTGAAGGTACTTTATCTAATCCATCAGCATGTGATTGATCATCATCACGTAATTGCTTACGTACAGCATTAAAATCTATTACTTTATTATCACCTGTATCAAGTGTTACAGATTTTTTATTTTTAAAGATAGCTTTAAAATCTGCTGGTAGATCATCAAGTGCACCTTTAAGTTTAGTACTTTCATCTTGTTGAACTTTATTATCTAAGAATGAATAAATTTTATTTAAGTCTTCATCTGTTATATTAACAAGATCATTAGGATTTATTCCTTTAGAACTACTAGTATCAACTTTGTCAGTTTCTTTAAGATGACCTAGTACTGTTTTAAATTCTCCTTTTAAATCATCAAGTGCTTCTTTAAGTGTTACATTTTCATCCTTTGCAGTTTCTCTATCTAAGAAATCATATATTGCAGTCATATGATCTTCTTCAACAGTTTCTTCAGAAGGAGCAGAAAGTCCAAGTTTTTCAGTTAATTTATTAAAACCTTCTCTAACTGTATTTGTTATAACGTCTAATTTAGTAGTTGTATTATTTTGATAATCTGATAACTTAATAATATTATCTGAAATTTTTTCAACTTTTTCATCAGTATCTTGAGCTTGCATTAATTGTTGTTCTTGGAACCATATTTCTTTTTCTCTAAGCTCAGCTTCTCTTTTTTCTTTTTGTTTTTGACTTCTATATTTATAGCCATTTTCTTTAGCGAATTTTTTATCTTCTTCAAATTGACGCTTCATTTCTTCACGACGATCTTTACGTTTAGCCATGTCTTCTTTATAAGCGTCTTTTTGTTCTTTTTTCTTTTCACCCCAAGTTTTACCTTGTCTATATGAAACATTTTTTCTTAACTCTTTTTTCTCTTCTCTTGTTAGTTTTCCAGCTTTTTTACGATCGTGATAATTTCTTTCTTCTTTAGGTGTATTTTTATCATATTCTCTACGACGTCTAAATTTCTCTTGTCTTACAGCAGAGTATGAGTTATACATATCAGCAGCTCTACCAACTATACTTATAGGAGCTGTAATAAGTCCAACTAAAGATTTAGTTAAGAACCCAAATGTTTTCTTCATTATCCATTTAATAGGATTTAGAATAACTTTTTTAACAACTGTTGATATAGGATCAATTATGTTTTCTTTAAAAGCCTCAACTATTGGATTTGTTATTCTAGTAAATGCTTCAACAAGTGAATCTTTAGCATTTATGAAAACGTTTTTAACTCCGTGTACTATAGGTTCAAACGATCTAGCTAGAGGATCGAATATATGTTTTCTAAACATTCCATATAAGAAATCGTTAAATTCTGTGAATTTTAGTTTTAATGGTTGAGCAAAAGTTAAACTGAACCAGTTAGCAGCTTTTGTTAATAAACCACCATGACGTTGTCCGTCTATATCTTTTTCACCTAAAAGGAATTCTTGGAATTTGTTTGATGAAGCAGCTATACCACCAGCTAAACCTAACATAGCACCCATTATAGGACCACCAGGTAATAAGAATGAAGGTAATAAACCTACACCTTGAGCCACACCTATACCTGCACCAACACTACCTAAGAATTTAGCTAATTTAGGATCATCGCTTCCTGATAACTGTTTAAATGCTTTACCAAATACTCCATTCATCATCGATTTCTTTTCATCAGTTTTATAATCTTTACCATATAAGAATTCTTGGAATGCTTCATTTTTAGAAGCTATACCACCAGCTATACCCATTATAGCTCCAGCAACTGGACCACCAGGTAAGAATAAAGAACCTAGTATACCAATACCAGCACCTTTACCAATAACTCCTTTATACTCTTGGTATTTATCTTGCCAAGCTTTAGAAATTAATCCTCCAACTCTTTCACCGTTTTCGTCTTTTTCACCGAACATATAACGATTAAATGTTTCAGATTGTTTTAAGAAACCAAATGTAGTTCCCATTAAAACTGATGCTATTGGACCACCAGGCATTAAGAAGTTTCCTAATAAACCTAAATTAGAAGCAAATACAGTTTTTACCATTCCACCAGCTAATCCATATCCTAATGCTTTTGGTAATCTTTGTTTTACTTTACTCATTAGATTTTGAAAAGTTTCTTTACCTTTATTTTCAGTTAATCTCTTTTCACCAAATAAACTTGTTTTAAAAGTATCAAATCCATCCATGAAGTCATCGAAGAAATTTTGAAACATTCCTCCTTCTTTAGTAGCTTCACTGAATTTATCTTTTATTCCAAGTATAGATGTTTTTATACTTCCTAGTAAACTATCTTCACCTTCAACTCTAACTCCATCAGATGTTACATAACCTTGACCTGTAAAGAAACATCTAAATGCTTTCATTGTATCGCCAAAGAAGTCTTTCATATTTTGAAGTATAGGTTTACCTTTTTGATACATTTTATTAAGTTTTTCTAATGCTTTATCTTGATAGTTGTCTTCACCATAAAGCATATTATAAACAACATCACTTACTTTATTATTAAGTTTATCCATCATTGTTAAATAATCTGCTTGATCAATAGGTGTATCTTCTTTAAACATTTCCTTCCAGTTACTATCAGGAATATTTGCAGCTTCTGCAACACTTCTACCTTGTCGTCTATATTGTGTGTATTGTTCTTCTTGTTGTTTTGCATCTTCTTCTTCACGGATTCTTTGTTCGTAGGCATCTTCTTCTAAACGTTCTCTTGCTAATATGCCAGCATTAGGTTGGTTTCCTCTACTTTTTCTAGTATGGTCAGGAAATACTCTAATACCATTTATAAGTGCTGAACGTATATCACGTAAGTAATCTAATTGATTTAAACCATATTTATCAGGTGATAGAGCAAGTGGTGTTTTACTTGCAGTATAACGCATTTTTCCATCTTTGTCTAAGTCATTTTTTAAATACGAATAACCTGATAAATTAGGATTTGCTCTAACTTCTTCCATAAAGTTGTTAGTTCTTTCTCTACTGTCAGATATAGCCATAGTAGTCATTTCAGCTTTTATATGATTAGGAAGTTCATCAAGTATTCTACCTAAAAGCTTTTCTCTGTCTTTATCATATCCAACAATCTCACCCATTTTCATAGAATCTCTTGGGTCATTATGTCGTATTAAATAACCTTGTTTAGTCATAGCTCTAAAGTAGTTATTAAAATCTTTCATGACTTGGTCTTTAGCATCAATTGATAATCCTAATTCATTTACAACATCGTTTATATATGAACGTACATTTGTAAATCCAGATACTTCATTTTCAGCTAATTTATCATTATAAAACTTCTCAATACTTGCAATATCATCAAACTTACCTGTACTGTAGTTATATATTCTTTCATCCCCACCAGTTAGAACACTTTCTATTCTTCTTAAATAAGAAGGTATAACTTCAACTAGTGCTTTTTTACTTTCTCCGTCCCAAGAAATAGCTCCTTTTTCATAGTCGCCTAAATCAACATCATAAGAAAGCTTGTATTTATATCCAAATACTTTATTTAAATTTTGTAATAGGTTATCATCTTGATTACCTTCAAATGTGTTTATTCTAGCCAATAAAGCAGGCATGATCATATTAAGGTTTTTATCAAGTTCACCTAACTTACCTTTAGCTTCTTTAAATTTTTTGTTAATAACACCTCTACCCATTGCGGTCATTAGTGTACCTATAGGGTTATCTGCAAATCCTTTAATCAATTCAGGATTATCAAAAATATCATACATCGTAGATAAAGCAATATTACTGTCTTTTATATCTTTAATATTTTCTTTAACTACTTCAGCATATTCATCAAGTTTTAATCCACCCTCTGCAGTAAATGGATTCCAAAGATTTTTCTTTTTCTTATCTTCCTCTGGTTTTTCCATCAACTCTAAAGATTGCTCAAAATATTTAAGAGCTGCTGCTTGATATTTAGCAGTTGAATCTGAGTTGAATTGAACTAATAAAGCTAAGTTTTCATTGATAGAATTTAAAGCACTCATTGAGCCTTCAAATGATTGCTTATTCATCATCAATTTTTCAGATTCCATAGCAAATTGTTGTTGACCCAATGATGCTATAGCATTAACATTAGCTTCAGCACTTGAAGATATTGCTTTAGCCAATGGCATTGTGTTTATAACAGTGACAGGAGGTCTTCCACCACCAGAAGAATCCTCAACAGGTTCATCACCGCCACCACTATCATCGTCATCTATAAATTCAACACCACCATTGTCAAATGAAAAGTCATCGAAACTAAATTCACCGTCATCATTTAGACCCATAGCTCTATTTTTATTATAAAAGTTACCTGATTTAAAATCGGCTTTAACATTAGACCAACCTTCTTGAGCAACTTTAAATGCAGGAATATTTCCTAGTTGCTTACCAAACATTTTTCTGATACCATTGTTATCTCTAATGTCTTGAACCATATCAGCTATGTTAATAACGTTTTTATTCCAGTCAACTGTACTAGATGTATTAGGCATTAACTCTTGAATTAATTCTTGAGTTGCAAATCCCATACTTTTACCGACGTTAAGAAACCAATCATTTGAAGGAACTTGTTTCTTAATTCTGTCTTTAATGTCTTTACCTTTATTCGAATCTTTTTTCGCCATTTGGTTTTCTCCTTTCTTTCAGAGTTTTAATTGTCCTTAGAGTATTGTTTTCTATACGAATTCTAACAAATTATTATAAGTGTAAAAAGGTGAAATTTCAATGCTATATTATATAGGTGAAGTAAAATAAAAATATAAAATTATTGGAGGTAATTGTATATGAAAACTTATATGGAATTAGTAAATGAAGTGAAAGAAGAATTAAATAACGGAGGAAAAAGATCATTTAGCCGTGAATTATTTAATGATTTGACAGCTGCATATTTAAATGACATAGGTAATACAACAACAATAGCAAAAACTAAGAATGGTGAATTAGTAGAAGAAGAAATAAATGTACCATTAGATTTCAGAAAAATGGTAATGAAAATATTATTAGATTTTGGCGTAGATAAACAAGAAGCAGAAAGAATATTAACAAACGATTATCAATTCAGAGATGTAAGTGCAATATATGAAGTAGCAAGTGAGACAATATTAAATTATGTAGATACAGGCAAGAAGTTTAATTTCATAGCTAAGCCTGACCTACAATGTAGTCTTCTAATAGAAGATTATGAAGAAGAAGTTAAAATGACAAAAAGACCAGGAGCAGATGATTCAGAAGCTAGAGAAGTGTTATACAAAAAACATAGAAAACTTAAAGCTCAATCAACTTGTCCTGATTGGCTTAAAGATGTTATAAAATAATTGTGGTAAGGGAGAAATTATTCTCCCTTATTATTTTTATATGTTCCAAACTATAAAATAAATGGAGGGAATTGGATGAAGAATAAATTTGCTATTTGGATATATATAATTGGATTCTTAGGTTGTTGGTATCTTTTATTTGAATCAGAAATACCTGGAAAGTTATTAATGTGTAATGAGAATATTTATACAAATGGAGAAGTTTATGAAAGAGTTTGGAACGCTTATGATAAATTACCTGAAAAGGTAAAAGAATTAGTTGAAGAAGAAAATTATAAAATTTACGTAGTAGATGAAATGGATTCAGATATTGACGGATATATTACATTAGGAAGAACATATTTTGGTTTTAGAACTATTAAAATATCAAACATAGATTTATATGTTGAAAGAACTACATTACATGAATATGGTCATGTATTAGATGATGAATTAGCAATTAGATTTATAAGTGAAAGTGAAGAATTTATGGATATTTATCTAAGTGAAAAAGAAAATTTTGCAGTAGATAATAACCATGAATATTTTACATCAAATGAGTTAGAATATTTTGCATCAGCATTTGCAGAATATATATTAAATCCTGAAAGATTAAAAGAAAATACACCTAGAACATATGAATTTATGGAAAATTGTATTAATAATTTATAG